CTCCATTTCCATAGACCCCACTGCCACGAACATCGACCTCGTTGTTCGGGCGTTGTCCACGGTTGGCGTGACCCTAAGCGACGGCACGACTGCAAACATTTTGGGCTGGACTGATCAAGCGACGAGCAAGCCTTACAACTGGCTGGTTCCTGCCGGCGCGATCATGCCGTTTGCCAATACGCTGGCCAGCCCGACAGGCTGGCTTCTGTGCGACGGCAGTGTTTACAGCCGCACGACGTTTAGCAACTTGTTCGGTGTGATTGGCACTTCCTACGGCGCCGGCGACGGCAGCACGACGTTCGCGGTGCCAGACCTGCGCGGCTATTTTGTCCGTGGCCAAGGCACCAATTCGGACGGCACTCAGTCTGCGGCCCTTGGTGCCAAGCAGGGGATGGCCACCGCCCTGCCGACTACGGCGTTCACCACCGACAATCCGGGCGACCACACCCACAACACGCTCGCCGCCGACAGCGCCGCAGGGACCGGCCCGTATCACGGCGAAATGACCTCTGCTACCCCACAAAATATCGCAACTACCGCAGCGGGTGCGCACACCCACACCATCACTGGCGGCGGGGATAGCGAAACTAGGCCCAAAAACATCGCTTTGCCGTACTACATCAAAACGTAGGAAACAAGCACGATACCCCCATAAACATGGCAACCATGTTCCCAAAAGCACCGTCCGACAATTTCGGCAGCAACATCCGCACCGAAAGCCCCTTCAAGCAGGGGATGATTCGGCAGGCTTCGGCCGTTCCTATGTCATACGGCGGGGCGAACGCAAGCCGGTCTGCGTTTGCCCGCGCCCTGTCGGACGATGCTGCTAGCCAAAGCAGAAACCAGTTCGACCTCGATACGGCTGAATACCAGAGCAAAGCCGTCAAGGCTCGCGCTCAGGATGTTCAGGGCCGGCGGGAAGACATGGTCAAGGGGCAGGGGCTCGACACGCAACTGCGGGTGGGCAACGAAACCATCGCCACCCAAGGGCGTGTGCAAAACGCAAAGCTCGACCAAGCCTACAGGCAGTCGAAGGCAAACATCGCGTCCTACACACAGCGGGCGAAGCAGGACTTCTTGGTCAACTCGGTCACCGGCCTTGCAGAAGCAGCCTATGGGCCGGTTATGACCATCGCAGAAGGCCCAAGCTCGCAAGAAATGTACATGGCCTTGAAAGCCAAGAACGGCGCTAACCCATACGAAGGCATCACATCGGGCGACATACTTGCCGCAGGGTCGCCAAGCTATCGCGCCGGCGGGTTCAGGGGAGCCGCTGCCATGCCATACTATGACATGCCTGCTCTTGGCGAACGCCCCGGCCTTCTTCGCGGCCTGCGCTAATCCTCGCGGGTGAAAAACATGTTTTCTAACGATTCATTTCCGCAAACGTACTCGGGGCCAATCTTCGCCTCGGGCGACCTCGTTCGCCGCCTTCGCAGCAGCGGAATGGCCCAAGCGAATTTTGCCGGTAACGAGCGAGCGTTTCGCCCGCAGCAAATGGGCATCGGAGCGGGCAGTGGCGTTTCTGCATACAGGGGAGGAATAGCCTCCGATGCGGAGCGGTCTAAGGGCTACTCGGAGGGCATGAAGCCGCTCGGTGATTACGAGCGCATGAAGGCCCAGAGCGAGTTTGACTACCAGACTGGCTCGGCCGCAGAGCAAGCCGGCATTCGCGGGCTCCTGTTGCAGCAGCGCGGCTTTAACCAAGACGCGGACCTGTCGCTACGGACGCTGCGGCAGAACGAGCAGCTTTCCAACAAGCAGATGCGTCAGGACGCCGACGTTGCACAACGCCAGCGAAAAGCCGAAAACGACGCCAATTGGTGGAACAACGCAGCCAAGATTCTCGGAACCGGGGCAAGGTTCCTTTCATAGGAGTTTTCTAATGCCATCGAAAAAGGAACAGCCGTCCAGCCCTTCACGAGTTGTGGAGTACAAGGACTTCACCAAGGCGGCGCTGGCTCGCATGCTGGCCGAAGCTGACGCCGGCGCTCGGTTCGCAGCCATGCCTCTCCACAAGCGCCGCCTCGCCACCGAAGACGATGACGAGGATGACGAGATGACGCAGGAGGCGGACGAAGATCGCGTTGCCCGCGCCGATTTGGTCGAAACCACCCGCCCGGGGAATGCTCCCGAAGTGGACGAGGAAGACCTGCCCCGGAACGTGGTCAAGCGCTACGCGGAGAAGCCTAAGAAAGGCCGGGGCCGGGCGTAATGGCGACTGGTCGCGGCGGGCCACGCAGGACGCGGTTTGATGTCACGGCAAAGCCACTGGCTGGTGGCGGTGCCGGCGGCGGCGAAATCTACATCGACCCGCGTTATAGTTCCACGCTCCCTTTTAGGGATGAAGTGAGAAGGGCTCGTGGCGCAGACACGGCAATCCACGTCGCCGGCGACCTGCACGAAACCCTAAGCGCGCTGGATGTATCTTCCAGCGGCAAGAACAAAAGCCGGGCGGCAGTCCAGCAGTTCGTTGGAAACCTGCAAAGGGCGGTTCTGGAACACAGCCGGGCGCCCCAAGAAAATCTGCTTGACCCGTATAAGCAGGCTTTTACGCAGCTAGCCACCACTGACCCGGAGAAGGCGGCTGCACTTCTGGGCTCGTCCGGCCTGCCGCTGAGCGCGGTGCAGGAATTAGGGTCTACGGGTTTCAAGACGTTGCTGGCTAGTGACCCCAGACGTGTGGTTCAGGCCATGGAAGCAACGGGCCTGCGGCCTGAAATGGTCCGTGCCCTGCTTGCTAGCCCAGACAAGGCCGTGGGACAGCCCGCCCCGCAGCCAGCCCAAACGGCCCCAAAGCTGCCTGTTGGTGCTGGCCCGGGGTACACGACGATCCCGTCAGTTGACGTTGACCCTGTTATTCCAGCACAGCCCGCTAGATCGCCCATTCCAATCCAGAGGGGCGACGAGGCCAAGGTTCTCGCGGAGCCGGGGCCCGACTGGAATCCCAGCCAGATTAAGCGGGGGTGGAGGGCAACCACAGTCGCTCCGTATGGAGTACCTGCCGTTGCCGCCCCGCGTGCCAGCAGCGTCAACACAGAAGGCGTTAACTACGCCAACACCTACATCGAGCGGCAGAAAGCTCGCCTTGAAGGCGGCATCCGTACTGCCGGCGGGACAAACACCAAGCAGGGGCAGAAGCTCAAGGCGATACTTGAAAACTCCGACGCTTTAACCGCTGCCGCTCGCCAGTCAGCAGAAGCAGACTTCGACGCTGCCTTGGCACAAAGGCGTCAGGCTGTCGAGACTGCCAAAGACCCTGCCGCATTAGAGCAGGCAAAGCAGAAGCTGTATTTGACGGAGCGACAGCGTGAAGACCACTTGGCTTCCTTCGATGCCATGTCTCGCCCTGCGTCGGCCGGCGGCGGCACGCCAGCACAGGGGCCGGGGGGTGCGCCGCGCCGCATTTTTGAGGTCATCGCTGGCCGGTGGCAGACAGACCTGAAGCCCACTCCCGCCATGGGAGAGCGGCCCAATCCGACAGTTGGCCAAGAGAGGGCCACGGTTAGGCCAATTCCACAGGCCGCATCGCCGCTTGTGGGACTGCGTCGAGACGTTGCCACCGACTCGGTTCCCGCCCACACGCTTCTGTCGCGCCTCGGCCCAGAGGAACGACAAGCCCTAGAGCGTGCCCAAGATTTGGCCGCAGCCCTGAAGACAGGCCGGCAGATTTCCATGGGTCAGGAGATTGCTCCGGGGCAGGTGGAGGGGATGCAGCAAGTCCCGCTGGCCCAAGAGTCAGTCTGGTTCGACAACACTCCGCAAGCCCGCGACCTTAATCGGGCAATCGGTGACATTACACGGCGTTTCCCGGCTCTGGCTGGCCTCATAGACACCAGCCCGGCTCTGGCCCCTTCACCTCGCGGGCCTCTCGCCCCGCTGGACAGAGGCGATTTTCAGGTCAGCTTAAGCAGCCTCATGGGTGGCTGGGACAACGCCAAGCCGTTCTTCTTTGAAGACCGCCCGTCCAACGTGCCGCCAGCCATCAAGCCGCTAATTAAGCAGGCCGAGAACGTCGCGGCCCTAGAGCGAATCACTGGCCAGCCGTTCGTAGCCCAGCTTCCCGCAGAATCGTCCACGGTAGGCGCCCTGAACAAGGGGGTGACCCGCGATGATTTGCCTGAAGGCTACGACCAGATGACCCCTAGGCAGCAGAAAGCTGCGAGGAAGCGTCTGGAAGAACGAATCGAGGGCAGCGTCGGTGATCGGCCGAAGTATGGCGTAAACGCCGACCCCGGCGTGTCGCAGGCACTGCGGATCATTGACAAGGAAATCCCCCTTGGCAAAGGACGGAGGATCGACCTCGATGAGATTGAGAAGAAATATCCGGCAGTGGTTGCTGAAGTCCGCGCGATCATGGCTGAATCGGACGCCAAGCACGGCGGTCCGGTCATTCTTAGCAACCAAACAAGGATCGACACCAGCCCGTCGCAACGCCGATCCGCAATCGCCTCTGCCCGTGGAAAGCTGCCTCGCCTTCAGGAGCAGCTAATCAGCATTATCGAGGGCAAGTCCAAATTTATGCCCACGGTGCTTCGGCCCACGAAGGCCAAGCCAACGCAGGGGCTTGTGGACGAGAAGGCCAAGGCCACGGGTGCGCCGGCCAAGGAGCCCCCGTATGACCCGTGGAGCATGGTGCCGGCACGCTCTCGGGCGAAGCGCAAGCGAGAGGGCATGGAGATGGTGGCAAGGGCCATCGAGCAGGGCGGCATCTATCCGCTGGACGAAAATGCCTCGTATTGGCGTGGAAAGTTCGTGTTTTTGGACCCCGATGACGGCAACGTCTACTACGGTCGCCTGACCCCCGGGGTGCTTGCACGCACTATATCCCAGCAGTTGCTTCAGGACTCTGGCAAGAGCTTGCAATCGTTAACGGATATGATTAGACGCTCCATACAGGTGTACGAGCGTTTACCCCCAACTAAGGCTGCGGCCCAATTCGTGGACGAAAAGGGTGCGCCTCGCGTCGTTGCACCGACCAAAACCTACATGCAGGCGATAGAGAAATACTTTGAGGAGAAGGGCCTGCCTTTCTCTCCAATCATTCGCATGGACCCGCTGCAAGAGCCGCCGGCCCCGCCTCAAGGCAAGCGTAGATTTGTCCCTATTAGCCCGATTACCGGACTGACGAAATAACCATGGCAGCAAAAACTGGACGCGGTGGGACAGTGCGGGGCCGCAAGGGCCGCAAGGGCGGCGACGGCGGCGAGGCCAGCGACGGTAACCCGCCGGTAGCCGAAGCAGAAGCCGGAGGCGCACCCCGCCAGCCAGCCGCCGCCGCTGCGGCGGACGGTGGTTCTGTCGAATCGGCTATGTTCGATCAAATTGCGCAGGCGCATCAAGAGATCACGAAGCTGACCGGCGGAATCCCGCCGGACCTGACTGGGGCTGTGACCAAGCTGGTCGAGCAAGGGTTTGCGCCGGCCCAGATTACGGCCGAGATGAGCGCCCGTGGCGTGGACGTTTCGCAGTTTGTGCAAAACGTCACGCCCACGGCTACCGCTGCCGAGCCGCCGACCAACATGGGCGCGGGCGACCTCGCACCCGTTGAGGGCGGCACAACCAATCTGCCTGAACCGACCACCCAAGGGGCGGTTAATCCGGCCACGCCTAAAGCCGCAGCCGCGCCGGCAGCAACGCCGGCGAGCAAGGACACCCCATTCGACCGGGCGTACAAGGCGTTGGCCGAGGTTGGGTACACGGAAGATCAGATTCTGGAGATGACGCCAGATGACATGATGCGCACTGCCGAGAGGGAAAACCCGGCGGCGTTCCCAGAACTTGTTGCCAAGACAGCCCCAGCCGCGACAGCCCCAGCCGCCCCTCCGCTCGCCGGGTTTCTGGACGATGTGGCGCTGATGAAGCAGAAGTACGGGTTCACTGACGAGCAAATCGACCAGATGCCCGCAGACGAAATTGCGGACACTGCCGCCCAGATTCGCAAAGAGATAGCTGACGCTGCCGAAGCTGAAGCGGCCCCAGAGTCTACGGTGGCGGATTCTGCGGTAGTCGCCCCGGTTCAGCAGCAGCCAGCCGCACAGGGCCCGCTTGCCGACAATGAACAGGCCGCTTTGAGGGCCCAGTTTGGCGACGATTTCAACGTCGATGCCATGGACCCGAACGACTTGCAGGCCACACTGCGAATCATGCGGCAGCGCGTTAAGCAGGGGATGGGGCCAACTGGAGTCCTGTCTGCCCTGCGGGAGCCGAGCCCAACAGAGGTTGCGTACCAACTTTTGTCACAGCGCCTGCCAGACAGCGTGCTGTCGCGGATGACGGACCAGCAGATGATGGAGATGGCCGGGACGCTTCCTCCCCTCCCGCCGGCCCCTGCGGCGAGCCCTGTAGGCAGGCTTGTGGAGCCAGCCCCGCAGCCGGCCCCGGCCCCTGCGCAAGTGGCACAGCAGGCTCCAGCCAGCCCGGCACCCCCGCCGCCGGAGCCAGCCGCCACCACCAGCCCTGTTGCAGGATTGTCTGACGCAGCACAGGTTCTGTCCGATGGGCCCGGACCGCTGGAAATGCCGGCTGAACCAGCCCCGCTAAACATGCCGGCTGACGCAAACCCCTACGCCGGCGACATCTACATGCAGCTAGCCCAAGCGGCCGGCATGGGCGGGCAGGTCCGCTCGCAGTTCTCGCCGGACGTTGTCGGCCGCGAGGCACCGCCGCCGCAGACCGTGAATCCGCAGTTTGCCGCCGGAACGGCTGGCCCGAACATGCAGGTCAACCTTGGTTCCTACGTGCCCAGCGGAGGGGCCCCCGGGGTGATGGATGTGGGTGCATACGTGCCCGGAGGGGTGGGCCCAGCAACGGTGCGCACGCAGTGGCGAGACGAAGGTGGGAACCTGAACACAGCCCCCCAGCAGGCCGCAGCCGGCGGTGCAACCGGGGGGCGGATCATCCGAGCCTTGATGGGAACGCCCGCGCAGGGCGATACTCCTGCCCAGCTTGGGCTTCTGAACCCGGCGTGGGGACAGATGTTCAGCGGCCAAGACGGCGGCATGGTCGGCAAGGTTTCTCGGTTTGCCACGTCGCCGCGAACGCTTATGACGGCGGCAACCATCAAATACTTGATGAGCAACGGCGGTCTGGTCGGTCAGGGTAGCCCTGCCAAGGAGTTTGCTGGAGCAGTCATGTACGGCACGCAGGGCAACCAGCAGGACTCCCAGCAGGGCACGACAGACTATGCCAACAACTATGAGGCTGCACTTCGTAGACTGTCGCAGCCAATGAGCGGGCCTAAGCAAGACCTCGCCCCGCCAATGGTCCCTAACTACGACCGTCCGCAACGCTAGGAAACACGATGCCAACCACGATTGTCCGGCTTGGAAGCCTGTGCGATCAGATCACTCTGACCAACTCTGTCAGTACCACTGGCGGGTTCTCGCTGTCCACCGACGCCGGGGCCTTGCTGATGGTTGATAGCAAGTCCTCTGGGACCAACATCACCATCACGTTCTATGCAAAAGCGGACGATAGGCTGGCGTCTTCGTACCTTCTCGTAGACTCGGCTGGGGCTGCGATTACCCAGATCGTGTCCGCTGACGGACAGTGTTTCCCGCTTCCAGACGGCCTGTTCGCATCACGCCACGTCCTGCCTGTCGTGAGCGCAGGAACCGCCCTCGTCCGCGTAGTCACCAAGGGCTAGACCGTGCCAACAAGAATCGAACGCTCCGCTCCGGTTAGCCAGCAGGCTGTCGCGTTTGCCACGGCCGTAGCCAGCAGCGACACCATCTGCATGTCGAATGCAGCCGCGTTCGCGTTCATCATGCCGGCCACTGCGTCAGCTACCACGATTACTTGGTATGCCTCGCACCGGGACGATGGCCCCTACTACCCCATTATTTTGTCTAGCGGAACAGCAGCATCCACGTCGGCAGTGGCTGGTCGGGTGTACATCGCCCCGCCGGAACTGTTTTCCTGCGCGTTCGTGCGGGGCGTGGCCGGCACAGCAGTAAGCGCCATTGTGATGATGAAGACCTAGCGATGACAATAGAGCATGCACTCCTGTTGCCTCCGGGCTTTTTCGGAGGCGGCGGTGCGCCAGTAACCCCGGGCGGCTACTTGCTCTGGGCTGATAGCGGTCGGATAACGCTTGAAGACGGACTCGGGTTCATCACGTTGGAGTAAGCCATGGCAGATCGCAAAATCAGCGACTTGACTGACAATCCCAGCCCCGGCGCCAACACTGGAATTGTGCCGATCATCGAGGAATCTGTGGTTAACGGCACGACCACTTATTCGCAATACCGGGCATACGTGAAGAACATCGTGCAAAGCGGGGTCAATGCTGCCGCTACCACGCAGGTAGATGGCGGCTCCTACTAGTCCATAACAATACAGAACAGCAACCACCAGCGAGAGAAAAATGGCCACTATTCAATTCAAGCGTCGGCTTTCTGGCGGCGCCGCTGGAGCCCCCTCCAGCCTTGCCAACGGGGAGCCGGCATACTCGGAAGTTGACTCGATTCTCTATATCGGAACTTCCGGTGGAGTAGTGGCTGTTGGTGGTACTGGCATGGCCGTCACCCTGACGGGCACCCAAACCGTCAGCGGTGCTAAGACATTCTCGGGCGGCGTCACGTTCAGCACCACCTCCTGCACGTTCTCGGCCGCTGTGGCGCTCGGCGGCAGCGCGACCGCAACTACGCAGCCGCAAGCAACCAACACCACGGCGGTCGCAACGACCGCGTATGTGCGGTCCCAGCCCGGCATCGACGCCACGGGCACGGTCACCAGCGTCAACATCACCGTGCCCAGCATCTTCACGGCGGGCTCGGCGGTCACGACCTCCGGCAGCGTCTCCTTCACGGTCGCCAGCCAAACGCAGAACACCGTCTGGGCGGCGCCCAACGGCTCTGCCGGCGCGCCAGCATTCCGCGCGCTTGTGGCTGCGGATATTCCGACGCTGACAGCCAGCAAGATCAGCGATTTCGCCACAGTTGCGCAGGGATATCGCCTCGACCAGTTTGCCGCGCCCACGGCCAGCGTGTCGATGAACAGCCAGAAGATCACTGGCCTTGCTACTCCGACCGCTGCATCAGACGCCGCCACGAAGGACTATGTAGACCAGACTGCGCTTGGACTGGAGTTCAAGAACAGTGTTCGTGCCGCGAGCCCCACCGGAACGAACGTGAACATCGCGTCCGCGCTCGTCAACGGCGGTACGCTCGACGGCGTCACTCTCGCTACCGGCGACCGAGTCTTGCTGAAGGATCAGACCACCTCCTCGCAGAACGGCATCTACGTGGTGGTGGCAAGCGGCGCTGCGTCTCGCGCGACGGACTTCAACTCGTCCACAAACATCACCGCTGGATCATTCGTGTATGTCGATGCTGGAACGACCAACGTCGGCACCGCATGGGTGATGAACACAACCGGCGCGATTACGGTAGGCACGACCAACCTCACCTTCGCGCAGTTCGCCGGCGGCGGCAGCACCGGCACCGGCAGCACGTCCATCGTCACCCTCGGCACGATTGCGACCGGTACGTGGCAGGCGGTCGCCATCGGCGCGGCCTACGGCGGAACGGGACTGACCTCTGCCCCCAACGGCCTCATCAAGGGTAACGGCTCCACAACCTATTCGGCCGCAGTCGCTGGCACTGACTACCTGACGCCGACGAATATCGGCAGTGCAGGTAGTGCGACGTTCGACGGCGGAACCTATTAAAAATGGCAACGCTAAAACTTCGCACAGGCAGCACCACGCCCACGGCGAATGTTTTCGTCGCTTCGGAACCGGGCTGGGATGGCACGAACAATGTGCTGTGGGTGAAGAACGCTGCCGGGGCCATGGCTCCGGTAGGCACTGTCACTTACTCCAGCATTTCGTCGTTCCCGGCGACAGGCATCAGCAACGCCATCTACATCGCCGCCGACACAGGCAAAGCCTACGCATGGTTCTCGACTGCCTACGGAGAACTGGGAGCGTCTGGTGCCCTGCCAAGCCTCGCCATGGAGGTCGCTACCGTAACGGCCGGCGCGGTCACGCTGTCTCCGGGCGACATCTACTCGGGGACGATTCTGGTTACGTTGACGCAGGCCACGACAATTACGTTGCCGTCCGCTGCCACAAGCCGCCGTTTCAATCTGTACGTTGCGCAGGACGCGACCGGGTCGTGGACGCCGACGTTCACCAGCACCAGCACTATCGTGTGGCCCAACGGCGTTCAGCCCTCTTGGTGTATTGCCGCCAGCACGTTCGCCATCCTCTCGTTCATCTCCAACGGCACGGCGTGGTACGCGCATGTGTCGATGGACCCGACTACGCGATGCGACATTGTCTCGTGGATGTGACCAATGCCAGTACCTGACATTTCACGGCCTGCCAAGATAGAAGGTCGCATGGCGCGAGTAACGCCAACAACGACCGCCGCCACCACGCTCCTGACATGCCCGGCAGACACGATTTGCCGCATTCGGTCCATCAGTGTTTACAACACTACCGCAACATCATCCAACCTAAGAATCCAAATAAACCGCTCCAGCACGGCGTTTGCAGTCATTCCGGCCATAACGGCTGCTGCGAACGTGTCAGTCGTGTGCTTGAACGGCGATGACGCTTTCTATCTTGAGCCGAACGACATCTTGCAGGTGTCGAGTACCGTTGCGAACACTCTCGCATTCACAGTTTTCTACGAACTGGTGACGTAACATGCCGACCCCGGACCTTGTACGGCCAAAGCGAGTAGACGCGAAACTGTCGCTGACGAATTTCAATGGCGGTACTGCGCTCGTGACTATCTTCACCGTGCCGGCCAATCAGACCTATCGCATTCGCACGGCCATTTTTTCAAACGCCACGGCAAGCATTACTGCGGCGGTAGTCAATTTGCTTATCGGCCGGGGTGGGGCGAACGTGCAAACCTCCAGAACGACCTTAGCCCAGAACGCCACTACGTTTCTGGTGCAGGCAAATGACGCCATCTACCTAGAGGCTGGCGATTCGTTGGTCGCGTCCACAGGGCTGAACGTAACTGGCATATTTCTCAGCGTGGTGTACGAGGTCATCCAGTAATGCCGAAAAACAACTACGGCGTTTTGGGCGATTCCTACATCACTCCCGCGCAGCGGGCGTCGTTGGGAGTTCCGTTTACGGGCGCGCAGTACCGCTACGAGGTTCTTGCTGGTGGCATAACGCCGATCAATCCGCCGCCGCCACCGACAAGTGTTGCGCCGTCGTGGTCGCGCGGTACATACGGTGTGCCCGGCACGGCCGGACAGCCGGGGCAGTGGTTGAGCATTGGAATAGCCTTGTATGAAGGAGACACTGTCACCATCGACCTTCAAGGCCAGACGGTGACTATGACAACTGGATACCCGTCGTATCAGCAGTTCACTGTAGGCCCGAACGGCGGCTCCGCAGCCGGCGTGGAGGGCGAACAGCGCTGGTACACGGGGCAGAACGGCCGAACCTTCAATCTGGCTGCGGTGCTGCTCCAGATCGAAGGCACCACCGCCACGGACACGATCTTCCAGACCGGCGAATACGCATCGTTCACGGTGGGGCCACCAAGCGACCCGATGATGCCCGCTGCAAACGCCAGCCTCGGCGTCAACTGCGTGGAAGGTTCTCCGGTGAATATCGTCACGTCCGCTCCCGGCGTGGAGGTGTGGTATCCCATATACACGATTGACCGTGGAACTAGGAACCTGACATGGTCTGCGCCGGCAAGCCCCGGCGGCACGATTACTGGGTATGCGGTCCAGTATTCCTCTGATGGCGGTGCCAACTGGAGCGACGGCGGTGTTTTCAATAGCACTACCGCCGACCTGTCTAGCCTCAACCTAGCCCCAAACACCGCGTACAAGATTGGCGTGGCGACGATTACATCCAACGCCGGGGCCGGCAACTTTTCTATTATCGACACCATCACGCCGCCCGCGAAGTCGGGTGCGCCAACCAGCGTCACTGGCAGCGAGGGCGATGCACAGGTGTCGCTAACGTGGACGCAGCCGTCAAACACCGGCACTAGCGCGATCACCGACTATCGTATTCAGTATTCGTCCAACAACGGCAGCACATGGACTACGTTCAGCGATAGTGTCTCCAACGCTACATCTGCGGTGGTGACCGGGCTGACGAACGGAACGTCCTATAAATTCCGCGTGGCTGCGATAACGGCTTCAGGGATGCTCGGCGCTTATTCTGCCGCGTCCTCTGCTTACACGCCGGCAGGAACTCCAGTGGCACCCGGAGCGCCAACGGGGGTCAGCGGCACTGCCGGCGATCAGCAAGTGTCTCTGTCGTGGAGTGCCCCCAGCACCAACGGCGGCTCCGCGATCACCGACTATGTCGTGCAGTATTCGTCTAACTCGGGTTCGTCGTGGTCTACGTTTAGCGACGGGACTTCCACCAGCACATCGGCAGTCGTGACAGGACTGACCAACGGCACTGCGTATACGTTCCGCGTGGCCGCGACAAATAGCGTGGGAACAGGCAATTATTCGTCGGCATCTAGCGCCATTACCCCGGCCGCCCCATCGGCCCCCGGCGCGCCGACGAGCGTCACTGGCAGCGCCGGCAACACACAGGTGTCCCTGTCGTGGACGGCCCCTGCCAGCAGCGGCTCGTCCGCAATCACCGACTATGTCGTGCAGTATTCAAGCGATTCGGGCTCGTCGTGGTCTACGTTCTCTGACGGCACCAGCACCAGCACTAGCGCAGTCGTGACCGGGCTAACCAACGGCACCGCCTATACGTTTCGGGTGGCAGCGACCAACGCCATCGGGACAGGCAACTACAGCACGGCCAGTGGTGCAGTTACCCCCGCCGCTGTGCCCGGGGCACCGACTTCTGTCAGCGGAACCGCTGGCAACGCACAGGTGTCGCTCACTTGGACTGCCCCATCCAGCAACGGCGGCGCGTCCATCACCGACTACGTTGTGCAGTATTCGTCTAACTCGGGGTCTTCGTGGTCAACCTTCTCGGATGGCACTAGCGCAACCGCGTCTGCGGTAGTCACCGGGCTGACCAATGGCACTGCGTACACGTTCCGCGTGGCTGCGGTGAACAGCGTTGGCACTGGCAGTTACAGCACGGCGTCTAGCTCTGTCACGCCCACGGCTGGTAACTGGAATTTCTCCAGCGTCGCGCTGCTGATGCACATGGAGGGCTCGGGCGCAACATTCACCGACTCGTCATCGGTCGGCAGATCAATCACGGCGCTGGGCAACTCCACGCAGTCGACGGCGCAGTCGCGTTTCGGCTCAAAGTCATGGCTGTCCGATGGAAGCGGCGACTACCTGACGTTTGGCGGCGGCAGCACGCTGACGATGGGCACTGGCGATTTCACCATCGAGATGTGGCTGCGGCTCACTTCCTACGCGCAAGCGTCTCTGTGGGAGTCCACGCCGATTGGCGGATCGGGCGGGCGAGACTCTGGATTCATCTGGTACATCGTCAGCGATGGGACAGTGTACCTGTTCCACGACGGATCAAACATCCTGTCGACAAGCAGTGCAATCATCCCGCTGTCGCAGTGGTCGCACGTTGCCTTGTCGCGGGCGAGTGGAACCACTCGCATGTACGTTGACGGGTCACAAGTCGCGTCAACGTCGTCCTCGTACAACGACACTGCCGCCGGTGGAGCAATCGGCGCGTTCTGCGACGGCGGATCGTTCAGCGTAGACGGCTACATAGACGAGGTGCGTGTATCTCGCGGCATTGCAAGATACAGCGGTAGTACGCTCACGGTCCCGACCGCTGCCTTTCCAGATAGCGATGCTCCCGGGGCACCCACCTCGGTTACGCCAACTGCCGGGGACGCATCGGTGTCCCTGTCGTGGACTGCCCCATCCAACATCGGCGAAGGGGGCGCGATCACTGACTATGTGGTTCAATACTCGTCAAACAGCGGCTCGTCGTGGACTACCTTCAGCGACGGCACCAGCGCTACGGCCAGCGCTAACGTGACCGGCCTGACAAACGGAACTGCTTATGTCTTCCGCGTGGCAGCGACCAACGCAGCCGGCACCGGCTCCTACTCGACGGCTTCCAGCAGCGCTACTCCCAGCGGCGGCTCGTTTTCGCCCATGGCGGTCATGCTCACTAGCGGAACGAGTTACGCCGTCCCGTCTGGCGCAACCAGCATGAAAGCGTGGGCAGTGGGTGGCGGGAGTTCGTCTTACGCGAACAGCACGGCCAGCGCAGGCGGTGGCGGCGGCTGCGCCTACAAGACATGGAGCGTGAGCGGCGGATCGACGGTTACCTACTCCTGCGGCACCGGCGGCACCGTCAACGGCTCTAGCGCCGCTGGAGGCAACACTACCGTCACCTATGGCGGCGCAACAATTACGGGCAACGGCGCGTCTGGAAGGCCCGGCGGAAACCAATACTGGGGCGTTGGAGGCTCTTACTCTGGCGGCGACGGCGGCGCGAACGGCGGCGACGGTGGCGGTTCGGTCGATAGTTCTTCGGGCGCAGGCGGTGCTGTTGGCGGCAACGGAACATCTACAGGGTGTGGCCGTTACCCCATGAGCGACGTTAGCGGGCTGAAGGCCGCTCTAACGCTGGCGGGCGTATCCACTACGGAGTCCTGCGACACAACGGCAGCGTTCGGCTCGGGTGGTGTATCCAACAAGTTTGGCAACAAGAAATCCGCTGGCTATGGCGGCGGCGGCTTGGCCGATCCCTACGGCTCTTACGGCGTAGCCGGTGGGCCGGGCGCGGTTGTGCTTTCGTTTTCGTAACTACCTATGCCTAACATTCTTCGCAATCCGATTACTGGCCGGGCCGTCGCGTTGATGCCGCGCTCGGGGACACACTCGTTGGCACTCGCTGCGCTGGCGTCGTGGTATCCAGATGTTGAGATACCCGACGCAGGCCACCCGGCCATGGCTATACCATCTGATGAAGCGTGGTCCGAAGGTTCGCCAAACTGCGCTATGGTGGTGAGAAACCCGGTCGAGCGATTTCGCTCCATGATTGCCCGGCGACACCTCAACGTAGACAGTCAACTGGAGCGTCCGCTCTACGGCCCGCTGCCTTCGGCAGATTGTTTTGAGCGCGTCTTCAAGTTTGAGCACGGCGGCTTGCAGGCTTGCGCGGACTGGCTTGGCATTACCGTATCGCTCACGCACGAAGACGCCAGCGTCGAGGCTGACAAGCCGACCCTGACTCCAGCGCAAGAGGCCCAAGTGCGCGAAATCTACGCGGCAGATATTGCGTTGTGGGAATCGCTTACCGCCAATTCGTGAGAATGGATCATGCCTAGTTTTCCCGCCAGCCCAACGAACGGGCAGACATACACATCGGGTTCTCGTTCGTGGGTCTACGCCACTGCCACGAAAACGTGGGACTTGCTGCAAGGGCCCGTCGCCCACAAGGGAACGCATGCCACTGGCGGCTCTGACGCATTGACTGCCGCAGACATTGGTGCGGTGGGGACGGCCAGCCCGACGTTCACCGGCACAGTGACTGCGCCGGCCATACTCAACAACGTGCTGCGACAGCCGCTGTATGACGCGGGAAACTCAGGAAACAGCCTGACCCTAGATGTGAACAACGGCAGTTACCAGTTCGTCACGTTGACAGGCGCGAACACCATCGGCGGGCAAACCGGAAGTTTCGCAAACATAATTTTTCCGAACAGTCAGGGCAACACCTACGGGCACATGGTCGTTATTTTGAATTCGCCAAACAGCACTGCGCGCGCGAACATTGCGGCCTCTACAACCGTGCTGGCTAATGCAGACTGGATCAGCAACCTGTCGGCCACTTCGGGAACGACCCTGTTTGGCAGCAACTCGCCATACACCTTGGCCGCTGCCAGTGGTGGCTCGTACTCGGTCGCTATTGGATTTCCGTTCGGCGGCAATTGGGCAATTCTGATTTTTGGCCCGTTCCTCTAATCCGCTAATCAACGCCTCTCTCCCATAAACTTGGCAGGAACAAGCCATGAACCCAGTGCAAAGCATGCTTGAGAAAATGCGGGAAAACCGGCATAACGGCCGGGGGGTCCTGCCCACCGTGCTTCGGCTTGGGTTCCAGCCCCCGGTGACCTACCAAGAGGGCATCAAGTCCGTCGAGGAATACGTGCCGGAGGAGTCCAAGCGCGGCGGGATGTTCGCCCCCCAGTGGTCCCGGCCGGGTGCGCCCCAGCAGGCCATGCAGGTAAACGAGGTTATCGGGGACTCCGACCCGGTAGAGTCTGCTTTTTCTTCGCTGTCCGGCAACAGGACTGCGAGGCATGACCTGAAGGGCAACCGGGGCATGCGGTATCCAGACCGCATGCTTGCCACTGATGCCGACGCCCCGGACGAAGGCTTTAGCCGGCCCGACCGGATTGACGGCCAAGACCCCATTCGCGGCGGCACCGAGCTTCCAGAGCCGGTATACGAAACCCCGACGCACAAGCTGCTGGCCAACACAATGTCCCGCCTCCAGCGGTACGAAGCCCAGCTACAGGGAATACGTGACCCGCGTCAGGCGGCAGTCATCAAGACGCAATACTCGATGGCGAACAACGAGGCGGCTGGATACCAGCGTCAGATTGACGCCGCAGCCGCCAAGGCCCAGCAGGGGCTCGCCCCCGCCGTCAACCAGCTTCAGCCTATTCTGGAAGAGGCTGTGAGAACCGGGAGCTTTGGCGCCTACGATGCCGCCGCCATCTCCATGTTTGGCAAGACCGACAAGGACGGCATGCCGCTCGACCCGGTGGCCTACACGCAGCACGGCCGCAGGACTGCCGAGGTTCCGATTCTGATGAACGCCAGATCGGCGTTGCAGCAGCACAACGGGCTGGCCGGCGCCCCCCCAGAAACAGCGCTCGCAGTGACGAAGGGGCTGGCGTATGTCTACCCGTTCACTCCCAAAAATCCTGCCGACGTGAACGAGCGTAGGTTGTACATCAAGCAGCTTTCGTTGCGGCTCAACTCGCAACTGAACCAGAGCCGCGATCCACAGATGAAGGATTACCTAGACGCTCTGGCTGCGGCGACAGCGTACAACCAGCACCCGTGGTAATAAGGCAGGTGACAAATGGGTTTGCTTACCGCACTCCTGAACAACGTCCGCGAGCGGCGGCAGGCTGAACTGGCGTTTGCCCTGAATCAGCGCGAGGAAGCTGAAGCCCAGTCTCGCATGAAAGAAGCAGAGGACGCCCGGCTCTGGCATTCAGTTGGCTCTGACTTCGGCCAGCAGCTAGCGGAACCGTGGTCTAAGCGTGGCGGCGGCGAGCCGTGGTCACCCCCGGATTTTCCCAGCACATACAGCAGCCGCGCATCACGAGCCCCGGAGCCCCCAGCCATGCAGCCCCAAGCTGCCGCTCCGCAGGGTGGTGACCACAAATGGGCAAACATCCTTGACAGAATGAAGTCCACATCCAGCCGCATGGGGTCGCTCCCGTCAACGAACAGGGCGCCTTCGCCACTCAACCGGGTGCGTTAATGCTGCCAACGCTGGATGAACTTCTTGGTCAGGGCGGCGGCTTGCCTTCGTTGAACCAAGCGAGCTTGAGCCTCGACGCTCAGGCGCCGGCCCTGCCCAGCCTTCAGCCGCAGGCACGAAGCAGGCAGGGTGGATCGCCCGGCCTGTCTCCAGACGAGCAGCAGTATTGGATGCGGAAGCTGGCCCAGCAGTCTGGCCAGTTCATCGAGACGCTTGGCTTGGCCCTCGATACGCCCGGTGCCATTGCCCGTGGCTATTTGGCCGGCGACCCTGACAGCGGTTTTACGTTCGACAACGACCAGCGCACCAGCGGCATCGAGTTGTTGGACAAGATGGGCGTTGCCCCGGAAAACCCATACTTGCGCACGGCGGCAGGTCTGGGCGCCGAGATTATTACCGATCCATTGTTTTGGATATCGGGGCCCACGGGCGCGATGACCAAGGCTGGTGCCGCTGCCAAGCGTGCCGGCGTGCTGAAGAATGCCCCGGTCGCGTACATGCAGAAGTACGGGACTGAAGCCGCCGAGAACACCATGCGTGGCGGCTATATCACCGACATGTTTGAGAAGGGGTTCGTACCCAAGACGAGCGGAAATTACCAAGCAGTTTCGCCAGTTGGGCAGCGTCTTGCTCAAAGCAAGGTCACGCTAGAGGATGTCATCGGTGCTTCGTCCGCTCCAGACGAGGCGATGAAGAATGTCCTCACAGCCTTGGGTGGGCAGGCTGAATATGACAGGCTCAAGGGCGACACGCTTGGTGGACTGTTCGGCCTGAACGTGGGCCCAGTCAACATGGCCTTCACGCCATCCGGTTCGGACAACGTGCTGGACGCCATGGACTACCTAGGTGCCCGCGCCCGGTTCTCATACCCCGGCCGACTCGGCGCCGGGCTGTTCTCCAAGGCCAACGCCGGAGCGGTCGAGGCCGGCGACCAGATCAACGCCCTGCGTGCGAACGCACTGGAGGACATGTATCAAACTCGCGGCCAGACCGAAGCGACCAAGCACAACTTGCTGCTGACCAAGATTCCGCTGTCAGACCCAGCCAAGAAATTGCTCAACGCTGACACGCTCTACAGCCCTGAAGGCAACGACATGCTTCTGCGGCTTGCTGAAGGGCATGGAACAGCAACGGACCGCCAGATTCTGTCCATGACTCCAGAGCTACAGCCTTGGCTGGATTCATGGGAACAGATTAGCAATCGCCAGTTTGCGGAACGCGATGCCCTCGGCCTCAACGGCAACTACTACAAGGACGAGTTTGGCACCAAGTACAACCCACGGTACGGCGACGAGTTCCAGTTTGATGAAGCGGAGCAGGGAACTGGCCGGCTCCTGTACAGTGCCAGCGAGGCAGAGGCTTACGGCAGGCGCGACTATCTCAAGACTCCGGGCGGCACGGACGCGCTGCGGAAGATCAGCACGCTGCCGGATATCATCGAATACTCCAAGCCGGGGTCGAAGATCACCGACGAGCAAGCGGCCCAGACGGTCATGGACTGGTTCAACACGAACCATCCGGGCGAGATGGTTGGCCAGCCCGTCGAGCGTGGCGTTGACGCGCGGACTGGTGCGGCGATTATGGGCCCGAATCCGCAGGCCCTGAAGATCGCCCGCGTCATGGCACGGCGTGCGCAGGACTTGCCGCCGGGAACGCCGGTGTTTGCCGCTCACCCTGCCAACACGCAAGCCAGACGCATCATCAGTCACGAGGTCAACAAATCTCGTGCGGTGTTCCTGCTGGAAGCCCTCTCGGAATCTGCCGTCGAAGGGTCCAAGACGCAGCTAGAGGGTAGGTGGCGGAACCTCGGAGAATCGTGGGACGAGATCGGCAAGCGGGCTGGCTTCAAGAGCCAAGGCGACGGCCTGCACGACGATGCCATTATGTCGATGAAGCGGGCCATCGCTGCGGCCAGCGGCGATCCTGCCGCAAGCACTGACCTATCCAAGATTGACCTATCCAAGTATTCGGTGCCAGAGCGGGTAGTCCGCCGGCTCCAGAAGGTGGCCGACTTCTATGCCGCCCCATCTGCACAGAAGGAAGTCGCCGGATTCCTTGATGGCTGGACGAAGCTATTCAAAGGTTTCGTTTTGGCAACACCGCGCCGGTTCGTCAGAGACTACTACAGCAACGCCGTGTCGGGGTTCCTTGAAACCGGCAACGCTCCGAAGCAACTGGCGGCAATGTACAACGCCAGCAAGATCGTTAACGGAGACTACGCAGGGGCAATGGATACCCTGCGGACGATCCCTCGGTACACCGGGCTGGCAGACGAACAGATCAAAGACGCCTTCATCATGGATGTCGGCGGCAACGGGGTGCTGTCGGGCCTCTCCTCCAGCGAGCTTCTGTCGAGCGCGCGCTCGGGCGAGATGGGCCAGTTGATTCCGGGCTCGACGCCTATCTCGATTACAAAAGGCTTGGGCGAGTTGGTGCCAGACGCCAACACCAGCCTCTCGCAACGCATCAAGAATTTCGGCTCTGTGTATGGGGTCACCGACCAGTACGACACCCAGAACCCAATTCTTCGTGCTAGTTCTACTATCAACGACACCGTCGATTCGGTGGGCAGGCTCGGGACTTTCATCCATCTTCTTCAGCAGGGCGTTAGTCCAGCGGAAGCTGCCGATAGGGTAAAGCGGGCGCTGGTGGACTATCAGTCGCTAACCCTTACCGAACGCAAGTGGATGAGATCGGTATTTCCTTGGTGGGCTTACAATTCCCGCATTGGAAAATATGCCGCCGAGTCTTTGATGGAGCGGCCGGGTGGTGCCTATGGCCAGATGATCCGGGCCAGCAACACGATCCAGCAGCCGGACGAAGACACGTACATCACCGAGAATCTGCGGCGGCGATTTGCCGTCCGCATGCCCGACGCGCTGACTGACATGCTGGGGCTGACGCAGCCGGGCAACGAGACGTTCATCACCGACATCGACCTGCCCGGGATCGACGTGGCCAACTACTTCGATCCGTTCAGCTTGCAGGAAACTGTCGGCAATCTTGCCGCCCAGACATCCCCGCCTATACAGGGTCTTATGTCTCTGGCTACGGGGCGTGACTTGTTCTTCGACCGACCGCTGGACGAAACCAGCACGCCGGCAGACAGGGTTTACAAGGCGATCACGGGCGACCCGCGAGGGCTGTCGCCAACCGCCAAGGTGCTGGCCGGTCTAGTGCCGGGAACGCAGGTGCCGCTGGCTTTTGCCGGCACGATGCTTGACGAGAGAATCGCAGACCCGATGGCCCGTCTGGCCAAGGGAACGCTCAACGTGTCGAGCGGCCTGAAGGTCAACACGCAGACCAAGGAATCGGAGATTTACGATCTCCAGCAAAAGATTGCCAAGGAGTTGGCTCCGGTAAACTACACGTTCGTCAAGCAGTACATCCCAGAAGAACTGGAGCCGACGCTTACCCCACGCGAGCGTGCGCTGAACCGGCTGTCTGGCGAGAAGGCGCAGGAAGCCATCAAGCTGCGTGAACGCCGACGCAGGCAGGAAAGAATCAAGGAACTGCTGGCCCGTGGAGGACTTGGTCAGTGAGCGACACTATTCGCAAACTTCGGAAGCCGGGGCTGTGGGCCAACATCCACGCCAAGCGAGAGAGGATCGCTGACGGGTCTGGGGAGAAAATGCGTAAGCCGGGTGACAAGGGGGCGCCGACCGCCAAGGCATTGAAGGATAGCCAGACATGAGCCACGGCAAGAAGAGTCCGGCATGGCAACGCAAGGAAGGCAAAAATCCCGAGGGCGGGCTTAACGCTAAGGGCAGAGCCTCCTACAACAAGGAGACGGGCGGCAACCTGAAGGCCCCCGTCAAGAAGGGCGGCGCCGAGCAGGGCAGGCGGCGATCCTTCTGTGCAAGAATGCGTGGCATGAAGAAGAAGCTCACGAGCGCGAAGACGGCGGCTGACCCCAACAGCCGCATCAACAAGTCGCTTCGTGCGTGGGATTGCTAGCGTCGAGACGCCGGCTTTCAAAATCCCATTGACAGCATCTGGCCAGCGCGTATCCTTTCGCCCCAGTCGCACCCGTGGAGGCGAGGATGGAACCATCGTCAATTTCGCATGAGCCGGCCCACGAATATCACGGCTGGCCGGAGACGAGCGCTTCGCAACTCAAGGAGTTGGCGACAAGCCCGCGAGCGTATCACCAGCGATTCGTGCTGAAGAACGCTCCCGCCAAGGAGAGCGCTTCGCTTTCGTATGGCACGCTCTTGCACCTGTGGCACGAGGTTGGACCCGAGGCGTTTTGGAACCGGGTTGTGGTGGCGCCGGCGGATGCCGTGACGGCCACGGGGCAGTTCGGCAAGGCCGCTCAGGAGTGGTTGTCAACCCTCCCCGAGGACGCCATTCCCATCAGCCCTGCGGACGCCGGCAAGCTGCGTCCGCAGACAGACGAGATACTGGCCAACCCCGCCTCCGCTGAACTGCTGGCCCAGCGGGTTGACTCCGAGTTCAACATCAAGTTCACCCGCAACGGCCACGCCTGCCGCTGCCGCGTGGACGGTGCCACTGCCTCCGTGTTCTACGACCTGAAGACCACGCGGGCACCAGACCCAGCCTCGACATTCGACTACGAGTGCAAGGAGTGGAAGTACCATTTGCAGGCCGCTCTCTACGGCATGGCGGCGGTATCGGCGGGGTGGCCGAAACAACCCATGCAGTTCATTGCTACCAGCAACATGTACCCGTACCACTGTGCAGTCATGGTGCTGCCTTCAGAGGTAATGAAGCTAGCGGAGAAGCAGGTGGACGCATTGCTGCGGGAGCTAGACCAGCGGCGTGCGCTGGATTGGTGGACTCCACGGGGATACGGGGAAGTTATCGAGATGCCCGCTAGGGCTTTCATCAAGGGGAGGGGATGGTAATGACTAGGCAGACGCATGTCTACCAAGAGTGCAGCCAAACGTCCGAGCTATTGGACGAAGCTCTGGCAAAAGCACAGGGTGAATTCAAAAAGGTCCGCCGCAATAGGGAGGGCCCATACGGCTGGTTTGCAGACCTCTCTGCCATGGAGGACGCCACCAAGCCGGCGCTGTCCAAGAACGGGCTCAGTGTGCGGCAGACGTTCGTAGTTAACGATGATCGGTCCATGACGCTGGTGACGAGGTTGTCCTGCAAAGGGGAGTACACCACCAGTTGCATCCCGATCCCGTTCTTCGCCAACCCGCAGCACACGCATTCGTACTGCACGTACATGGCACGGCTTGGCTACAGCCGCATCCTGTGCCTGTCGGTCGATGACGCCAGCGACGGCGAAGACCTTCCCAGCGAGGACGATCCTCCGAGCCCGCAGTCGCAGAACCCTCCCGACTCAGGCCCTGACCTCGCCGCCATCAAGTCCGCGTTTGCTCAGGCCCCGGACGCTGATCGCGTGACGGCGTTGTGGAAGCGAGTGGGCGAGTTAACGATGAGCAAGGCCCAGATGACGCAGGCAGAGAAGGCCCGCGATGCAGCGTTAGCTCGCCTGTCAAAGTCTAGGGAGAAGCAGCCATGATGCCCGGCAACGAGTACATCGAGGCGAAGCAGCGAATGCTACTGGTGGCGGAAGTCTCGGACCTAATGCTGCGAACGCCAGACAAACTGCGTTTCGATGACGAGATGTTTGCGCTCGTGATGAAAGCCATGGCATCAAACCGCGATGACGTTCGCACGGTGTTCGCGGAGATGGACATGCTTCGGGCCTCTCTCGGGTTGCCCGTCGTTCCAGAAGGAGTGGTGTCAGATGCAGCCGGTGGATCACCTGTGGAATCAGTGCGGCCAATGGCCGGTGCCGGTGGTAGCCAAGCAGCAGGGGCTGACGCCGGCCCAGCTACTGGAGAAGTTCCAGACGGCGGGTCTGATGGGAAACGGACCAAAAGACCCAAGCCCCGCCGAAATAAAAAGGGCGACACTGGAACTGCAAAGCCAGTGGACCCCGGAGATATGGCAGGCTAGGTGGGTGGGGAGGCGAGATCGTTCGGTTCGCTAGGTTAGTAGGTTCCGCGAAGGGAGTCGCACGATGATCGAGTCAGACACGCAATGCACGCTGTTCCCTACCGGCAAGCCGCTGCCGCTGCATCTGCGTCCCTACCAAAGGGAAGCCATCGACAACATTCGGCTGTCAATAAATGCGAGTGGGCGTACACTGGCGGTGCTTGCCACTGGCACTGGGAAAACAGAGATCGCTGCGGAACTGATTCGGGAGTGCAAGAAGGGGGCGTTGTTTATTGCCCCTTTGATTCAGCTAGTTAGTCAGACAGCCCAGCGGCTGCGAAGCCGGGGCATCGAGTGCGGCGTCGAACAGGGGGGATCACGTTCGGACGAGAAGGTCACGGTCGCGTGCTACGCTTCCTTGCTTTCACGCAAGCGCTGGGAGCGGTACATTGACACGGTTGACCTCATCGTCGTGGATGAAGTTCATACCAACTTCTCCAAACGCGCACTGGAGATGCTTACCAACCTGACGCAGGGAGGGGTCAGGTTGGTCGGGCTGACTGCTAGCCCGGAGCGTGGCGGCGGCGACCCGCTCACCAGCTACTACGGAAACGTGGGGTTCTACTACCCCATCAGCCAAGCCACGGCGGACGGCTGGCTTGTCCCGGCCAAGGTCTGGCTATCGGTTATCGAGAGCATCAACCTCTCCATCCCGAATCTGAAAGGCCCGAAGTTCGGAGATTACAACTCCGAGGAACTGGCCAAGATCATGGCTCAGGAGCAGACCGTCCAAGAGATCGCATCGCTTGTGCAGCAGCACTACGAATGCGAGCCGTCTGTCGTGTTCTGCCAAGGCATCTTCCAAGCAGAAGCCCTGCGTGACAATCTCCAGCGCCGGGGAATCCTGTCGGCAATCGTTCACTCCAAGATGGACGATGTCGAGCGGCGTGCCCACCTGAACGACTTTGAGGACGGCACGGTCAGCATCATCTTGAACGTCGGTTGCCTAACACTTGGCTGGGATTATCCGCCCGTGCGGAAACTGTTCATCGCCAAGCCGACGAAGTCCAAGGCCAAGTACGTGCAGATGTTCGGCCGTGGAACGCGGCCCCTGCCCGGCGTGGTGGATGGGTTTGCCAGCGCCGAGCTACGTAGGAAGGCTATCGCAGAATCTGCCAAAGGATTCTTTGAGGTCTTCGACATTACGGATAGCTCTCGCCATTGCGATCTGTGCAGCAGCCTTGATGTCCTCCAGCCAAACCTAGAACGCAAGCTGATGGCTCGTGTCCGCAGGAAGCAGGAGGGCGGCGGGCCCATGACGGCCGCACACCTCGACCCAATCATCGAGGAGGAGCGAGCCGCCGAGGCCGCAGAGCAGCACGCGCGCGAGCGTCTGGAATGGCACAGGCGTGCCGGCTTGGTCGGGCACGCCCGGTTCGGGAACTACGAGCGTGACATGATGGCGGAAGCGGAGGCCCGCGACCGCCGCCCGCCGGTGACGCACATGCCGTTCGGCAAATACAAGAGACAGCGGCTGGATAGCATCCCGCTGCCGTACCTGTGGTGGATCGTCAACAAGTCCGAGTGCCGTGACCGCAGGGTTTTGGAAGCCTGCAACGGGGAGATTGCTCGACGCAGGACGGGGATGGAATAGGCCCGGTTGCCATGGATGGCCTGAAGTTCGGCTTGCCGCCTAACCGCCTGTAGCAGGGCGAGAGCGGCCCCTGCGGGGGCACGACAAGAGCAAGCGCACCCGCTGTTGACCCACCCCTCCCGGGGTAATCCAGCGGCATGTGGAATAAGCCCGGTATGCTGCCGACTCCAGCCCGGACTGAAAGGCCAAGCGGCCCATCCACACGGGGCGAAGGTTTGAAGGCCAGTGAACCCCGTGAAAAACACGCACTGCCCGATCTTGCCCGGCTCCGAAGGGTGCCTGTCAGGGCCGACTCTCCCATAACAGGGGGAGTCGGTCTGCCCTCACCCAAGGGTGCCGGCTCAAGGAATTGTCGCGCATTTCCCGCATGTAAACTGCCCCCCAAAGTGCAGCCTAACAGCATCAGCCTCAATCTTCAGATTCACCACTATCGTTAACTACAAGCGAGAGGAAGAAATGGCGAGACTCGGTTCTGAACTGGACCCGATAGACTACGAGCCGAAGGGAAATGCAGTGATTGCCGCGACCAACAGCCCCACTTGCAAGACCTGCCATTTCTTTGAGAGGATTGCCGGCCGCTACGACAACAAGTACGGCCGGTGCTTACGCAATCCGCCCCAGTTCGTGGAGTATTCCGCGCTGAACGGAGACTGGCCGGTGATCAAGGAAGACCAATGGTGCGGAGAGCATGATCAACATTCAGACGTTTCGCGGCGCAGACCTCCCGCCATTCCTAGCTCAGGGGATGGTTCCTCTAACGAACCGAAACTCTGACCACAGCAGGTGGCTCACGGCAATCGGTGATGACGGCAAGTACGAGGGACTGCCGTCCGACCTGCTCTACTCGGTCTGCGAACTGGATGACAGCTTCGACATCGTGCCCATCGGATGGGCCAGCCTCTACGTGTGGAACGGGATTCCTTCGCTGGAGGCTTTCGTCAAGGAGGAGTGGCGTGGCAAAAGGATTGCGTCGGCGTGTGCGGCTACGCTCATCAACTCCATTGGTGTCTCGCTGGAGGAGATCGCGGTCTTCTCCGATGAATGCCAAGCGATTGCGAAATGGCTCGGGTGCCAAGGCATCGTCAGGTTCAAGAGGGTCGAAGACGGCTGGATCAAAACAAATGTCCAGTGAGCTTGACCCAAACGAATACATGCTGCTGCACGAGCGGTGTGCCGTCTGCCACTGGCCAGCCCGCCGGCACGGCAGGTGGATGGAACTGCACCACATCGTCGGAGGGTCAGGCAGGAAGGACTTGTTTGAGAACTGGCTGGCTTTATGCAACCGTTGTCATTTCGCTGTACACAATAAGCTGCCCGGATACGGCGAGATACCGAAGGGTGCGGTGCTTGCAGCCAAGGAGGAGGAGGACGGCAGCGTTGACATCAAGACGCTGGCCTCGCTACGCAGGAGGAAGGCCCTGCCATACGAACAAGAGCCGATACCGAAGAAATTCTTGGATGACCGAAGAAAACAGGGAGGATCACCATGGCCATAAACAGCCGCCGCAAGGGGAAAAACGGGGAGCTTGAAGCAGCAGAAACCCTGCGAAATCTGTTTGGCTGGGAGTGCGCGAGAACCGCACAGCACTGCGGCAATTCCGAGGATGGCGCAGACCTGCGTGTATTAAACACGCCGGCCCTCTGGTACGAGGTCAAGCGTGTTCAGGCGTTGTCCGTACCAAAAACAATGAAGAAAGCGGTGGAGCAGTGCGGGCGCCGTTGCCCGGTCTTGCTGCACCGGACTGACCGCAGTCCGGTCGGCTGGCTACTGACCATCAGACTCTCTGATTTGCCGAGGTTAGCTCATGCCTTTGATGCTGCGGAAGGTGTCTCGCTGGCTACGCCGCCACTTCCCGACGCGGACCCCGGTCAGGGTCAGGGTCGTGGCCAGCCTGCCGGGAATGCACGGGCTGTGTCACGTAACCGGAGAAAAAGCAAACATCCAGATCAGCAAGGCGTCGGAACACATGATGTCCGAGACGCTGCTGGAGGAATGGGCTCACGTACTGCGGCACGAATGCCCGGTTCCATATGACGGAGATGACGTTCACGACGCCGTCTTCTGGTCAATCCTCGCAAGGATTACCAAGGAGTACCGAGGGGAATGATCCCCGATGTCGCTGCATGAACACGATGAAACGGATCGTTGCAGATTGCCTGACAGACACGAAGCAGGGGGAGGCTAGCCAATGCCATTCAACCAAATCACCAGCCCGCGATCATTCGCCAGAGCCGCAGTAGACGAGGAGGAACTGGACCCGGTTATTCAGCCGGCCCACTATACTGCACACCCGTCTGGAATAGAGGCGGTCACGATTGCCAGTGGATTCTGTTTTGCCCTTGGGAACGTCATCAAGTACGTGTGGCGTGCTGGGCTCAAGACCCCCGACCCTTTGCCCGACCTGCGCAAAGCCCGCTGGTATCTGGACTACCACATACGGGAGCTAGAGAGGAAGCGAGATGGGGGCGACGGGCGACACGGCGCTTGAGAGCGTCATTAACGAGGAGTTGGCCCCACTAAACAGGGACGAACTGTACGGCATCTGGCGATCACTCTGCGGGCTCATGCTGATGCGGACAGCCAGCCTGCTGAACTGCGAGCCGAACGACCGCCCCTTGATTGCCCGCCAGCGGCAGGCCGCGCTGCGGTGGGTGGATGGTGCCCCTGCAATCATCACGTTTGCAGCCGTCTGCGAATGCTTCGACGTGGACGAAGACTGGGCGAAAGACGGCCTTATGCGGTATGCCGAAACCCGGGGCCAGCCTCCCATAAACAAGGGGAGTTCCGGCAGAAACCCCGTGGGAATACCAAGCCATGCCCTCCATCTCAGAGAAGATTTCGATCCTGCTCCAGTGGAGCCCGATCCTGAACTATCTGATCACCATCTCCTCGGCTCCTCCGGGCAGGGATCGGGTCTATCGGGCCCTTGATCTGTTGGACTTTCTCGCGGCCAAGACCCCGTCGAGCTTCGACAACGATTCATTGGCGCTAGTCCGTGCCGTGTTGCTGACCCCGCAGGGCGGTCAACTGCTAGACTATCTGGCAGACAGCCTGCATAAGGCGATCAACACCCCCGGACCGCAGGCGTGAAATGCCAGCCATCAGCCCGCTCGACCTCGCTGTTCTAGCAGTGATTGCCCTAGTGGCCCTTGCCCCGACTGTGATTTCTTGGGGCAAGAAGTTGGTCGCTGGTGGCATTCCGATGAGGATTCCGGGCTCTGCTCCAGCCGCCGGCGGTGATGCGTGGAGGAAGCTGTGGGTCCAGAAGCTCATGGAACTTCAGTCAGACCTTGAGGCCAAGCCAGAACAGAAGCCGGCCCTGACGCTGTGCCGGCAACTGATCTGGGAAATACTCGGCGGGGGTCCGACCAAGTGAACCGCCTGCTGCTATGCCTGCTGATCGGAGTCGGCTATCTCTTTGTGAGAGATGGCGAGACTGCCAGCCGGCCAACAGTGAAGCCGATAGGCGTCCTCGCGGAGCGCGCGCGGGCGCTCACGAAAGAGGAGAGGGCCGGGCTCTCGGAGGCTTACGCCATCCTTGCCCGCAGCATCGAGTCCAACCCGGAAGCCGACCCTGTTTACCCCGACTGCGCCGCCGTTCGCCGTGCGCACCGGGCTGCGATACAGGTTGTCTGGCACGGCGTGTTTGGAAACCAGCCGGGCAAGTACCCGGGATTGAGGGAGGCGATTGAGGGGGAGGTCGAACGTGGGCTTGGTACGGCGGACGTACCGCTGACACCCGCATTGCAGCAGCAAGCTGCGAAGACCTTCTCTGACATCAGCGCCTCCCTCAAATGAAGCCGCAGATCGTACTCGACTACGAATCGGGCAAGCTCAAGGGGTACGTTCCTGACCCCGAGGCGGATCGCGGTCTGGCCAAATACCTGACCGAGATGGGCGGCTATGCTGACGCACGCGATGCTATCTCAGACTACGGTCTGTTTAACAGCGGGGCGGGCAAGCTCTGCCTGACATACAAAGCGGCCACGACCCTGTTCCCCGGGTGCCTGCCCGGAGGATACCAGCAGCGCGGTTCGTGCGTGGCGTGGTCGAGCCGCAACGCCGCTCTGGTTTCCTACTGCGCGTACATCATGTACGGCCGCAACGAGGAACGCTTCGCCGTGCCCGTTGTTTCAGACACTGCCATCCATAACGGGGTCGCCTCTACCGAAGGGGTCTACTGGTTCAGGGCACACGGCGGGGACGGGTGGCAGTGCAGTTCAGCGGCCAAGGTTCTCATTGAGAACTGCGGTCTGCTGCTGCGAAAGAATTACCCCGAAATCAACATCGACTTGACGGTGTATGACAAGAACACCGAGGGCCGATGGGGTGCGTCTCCTCCCCCGGAGAACGTGCGAGAAGTTTGCCGCCAGCATCTCTGTTCCAACGCTACCGAAGTCAAGAGTTGGACAGCGGCCCGCGACATGCTGGCTAATGGCTATGCCCTCAGTACCTGCGGTAGCGAGGCATTCGTAGACACCCGCGATGAATGGGGCGTCTGCGACCAGAACACCCGGGACTCTTGGGCCCACGCGATGGCGGCGATAGCGGCCGATGATCGCCCCGAGACGATTGCCAAGTACGGCTGCGGCCTGCTGTTAATCCAGAACAGTTGGCCAGTATCGTACCTGTCAGGCACCGATCTAATTCACGGGACCAGCCAGCGGATTCCTCCCGGCTCATTCTGGGCAAGGTGGACGGACCTGCAAGACAGGTACATGGTTGCCATTGGCCCGAGCAAGGGGTGGCCAGCCAACAAACTCCCCGACTGGGGGCTTGCTCAGATCATATGAACAACAACGACAAACCCGGCGTCTGGTTTTATTTCATTCATATCGCAAGCGTAGTGGTGCTGATATGGCAGATCGACATGGCAGTTCAAGCGGGCATCGCAGCGTCCATTCGGCCGAAGGCGCCCTCGCCTTCCAAGGAAACGCCACCACAGATGCAGCCGGCGCAGCCCCCATGTTTGCCGGGTCAGCAGTGCCCGCCAACGGCCCCGACCCCTCGCAGGTGAACCTCCATCTGGAGTTCTTCTACAAGGTGGCCGAGCGTTTCGGCGTGCCTGTAGTCCTGCTTCTGGTGGTCATGTGGTGGGCCAAGAACGATTTGGTGCAGCCATTGCTCGACGCCCACTTCGATTTCATCCGCAAGATTACAGTTGCCCACGATAAGCAGGCCGATGAGTTGTCTGGGATAGGCGACAAGCTGGACACGCTTATCCGCATATCAGACAACAAATGAGAAAGCGCCGACGCCTGACCGTGGCGCAGCAGCGCATGGCAGAAGACTGCCTGCGTTTCTGCAAGCCGGCGATAGCCACGTTCCTGAAACGGAACCCCGACCTCCGGGCCAGCGCCCGGCGGGTGGACTTGGAGAGCGTGGCGATGCAGGCTGTGGTCATGGCGGCGACCACGTACAAGCCAGAGAGAAGTTTGCCGACAACCTACTTCGGCTCCGCTATCCGGCACGCCCTGTTTAGGGAAGTGCTGACGCAGGCCAAGCAGGACGGCAGGTATGTCACAGTAGAAAAGATACTGGACCCTGAACCGGTGGGGCACCGCACCCGTCAGGAGATGCGGGCCCTGAAAGCCATCCGCATGCTGTCCGCTTATGATCGGACGCTGCTGGAAGACCGGCTTATAGAGGCAGTCACGTTAGAACAGCTAGGTCTAGAGCAAGGACTTGACCCACGAACGATTGCCAAGCGAGTTCGTGAAGCCGTTGAGAAACTGCGGCAGGCCGAATCAAACCTTCCCTGACCGCACTAGCTTCCTGACTTCTTTGTACCCCGTGACCTTGGGGTATCCGAGAGCGTGGGCATTGAGGGCCCATCGCACCGCCTCCCTGCTGCGGAACTGCCGCTTGTTGGGGAATTGTTTCTGCGTGTAAGACCAGAGCGCGATCCTCTCCATGGACATGCCGGCAGCATGCAGCTTGGAGATATGCTCTGCCAGCACACGCTCCTGTGGGTCCGCCCGATACACCCGATGCGGCCTCCGGCCCACTGCCTTCCAGCCAACCGGCACGCCACGGCTGAACGGCAGGCCCAGCGATTTGCGGTAGGCGATAGTTTCCCGCACTGCCTCAGAAGAAACCTCCCTCCATAGTTGATCCGCTGCCATATGCACACGCCTGACGAACCTGCCGTGGGCTCGGGTCGTGTCAATGGGCATGTCCAGAGCGTGCAGCGTCACCCGACGCAGGCTCAACTGGTGAAGCGTGTTCTCCCCGTCACGCACAGAGCGGAATGGCCGGCTCATCTTGGCAACCACCAGATGGTCGCCGGGCTGTAGGGATGCCACCACGATCCGCCCTTGCTCTCGTTCACCGAACAGGATGGCTGATGTTATGGCCTCATCGTAGAACCAGCCCGCCAACTCCACCCCCTTGGGCAGGAGTTCGCGTTCGTAGTAGCGTTGACAGATGTCAAGCTGAACCTCCTGCGTCAAGTCCTGCTTGTCTGTGCTATGTCTGCCGTAGAGAAATGCCCGTGCCATTCAACCCTCCCCGGTTGTTTGGTTAGAGATGGAAAAAAGAAAGGGGCGGGGGCCACGATGTTGTGGAACCCCCGCCCCGAATAGCAAACTACCAACCACCGAACTCGTTCTGCTCCCGCTGCCGCCGCCATTTGTTGGCTAGCTTGGCGGCACGGACGCGCTCCTCCATGTCGAGCATGGCCAGCAACCCCAACGCCATCTTCCTGCCCACGTTCAGTTCGACCTCGCCATCGACGGCTCGGTAGAGGTACGTGATCAGCAGCGCGTTCATCTGCACGTTCCGCCTCCGGTCGGCGTACCGATGCACGATGTCACGCAGCGGGGAGGGCACTGCCAGACTGGTGTACAAAGGATCAGCCTCGTAGATGCGGGCTAAGTCCTTGCACTGCTCGACCGTCAGCTTGAGCCGGCCACGACGCTCTCGGGAGGCGATCTCCCCGATTGCCCGGAGCGTTTCCCTCTCACTGTCCCGCATGGAGTCAACCTCACGTGCGCCTTCCAGTCGAATCTGAAGCCGTGACCAGTAGTCTCCCATATCACCCCCTTCAGCAAGAGCCCATGAATTAAAGCCATGACAGAGTTTGTAGACTTGTACTGGAACCACTTCTGGATGTCACGGTAGGTGGGCTGCACGCCCGTGTCCAAGATGCTCTTGGCCACGAGCCACAGCAACATATGCTCACGCTCCGTCAGACCCTCGGGGCAACCGTACACCTTGTCGGCCGGCACCTTCATTCACCGCCCCCTTTCTGCTCCAAGCGATAGAGAGCATTGCGAACGCCGCTCACGCTCATCTTAAACCGGCGGGCCAGCGTGCGGGTGGCCATGCCCTTCTTCCGCAGCGCCAACAACTCCTGAAACTCCTGCGTCGTGAGGTTGGGGCGGCGGCGCTTGATGCGCCGACGCACGTTGATCGTCGCCTCGCCATTGCTGGCGGGACGGGGAGCCGGAACACGCGCCGGCGATTGGTCATCCAGCCACACCACATTGAAGCCAGCACGAATCAGAGCCACCAACTCGGCGGCATGCCGGTCCGTGTACACCAACTCCTTGCTCACCAAACAGCGTCCAGTCATTCGCCATTCTCCTTGTCAAGAAACCCGGTCGGAACCTGCTCCAACCGTTTACGATGAACCACGGTGCCACGACGGAACCGTATGCGGGGGATTTTGCGGCCATGACCCGTCCAGTAGAGGGCGGCGGGCGAGGCGGCACGAACATGAGGAACGACTTCGATGTTGCGGCCCACATTGAAACCGTAGCTGCCACGACGAATGGCCTTGTTCACCAGACCAAGGTCGCCGGTTCGCTCAAACTTATCCTCGTCGGCCTTCAACACAATAGGCTCGACCAGATTTTTATCCTCGGCCATGAGGCACAGGGTGCAGACGATGCGGGCAACGTCACGCACGATGCTGTCGGGGTATGCCACACCGTAGTCGGCAGAGTCATGTCGCGGGATGTTCTCAAACGACCACTCGATTGTCCTTCCCTCCTCGCAAACAAGGTGCTTGTACATCATCCGGCACAGCTTCCCGTATTGGCCAACGGGATACTGTTCATCCGGTGTTTGCACCATCGGCTCGTTAATGTCCAACCACATGCCAATCCCGCGAACGAAGTGGTCCGGGTGCGTCTCCCACGTACCGTCCATCCAGCCCTGCGTATTCCGGTTGCCTCCCCTTACCAGAGACACGTTCCCGCATAACACGGCCCTGACCCTCCACTCCTTGCCCTTGTCTGTCCACACCAAGTGATTGCCTTCCATCGGCAGACGCAGCAGCAGCACCGGCAATGGCAGGCGAAAATAGCCGGCGTCTGCATCCAGCCGCATCTTGGTGAGGGCGGGAATGATGCTGGGCCAGAGGTTGTAATAAGGCCGCTCGCCCTCATGCCACTCCGCCTCCATCTGCAACAGTGCCGGGGTCAGCGGATCGACCAGTTGGATGGGCTTGCCAGTCATCTCCAATGCCCGCTCGGAGAGCAGGCCCGTATAGCCCTTGAAGAATTCCCTTGGCGTCATGTTGCGAAACATCTTCTTCGCGCCTGCATTCGGGCTAGATTTGTGAAGCTGGAAGTGGGTACGGTAATCGTAGAACTGCATCACTTGTCCTCCACTGGGTAGATAATCGGCGCCCATGCGTCGGGGGCAGCGACGGCACTGGCGTTGTCAGAAAGAAACCACGACGGCCCCAAGCGAAACACAACCCGAGACACAGGGCAATTGCCATTGCGCCAGTAGGCCAGCACAATTGCGCCGGCCTCTGGCATGACAGTGGCTAGCTGCCATTCGCCTAATCTTGGCGCAAGATTCAGGATGTCAGAGCCCATCACTCGTCCTCCTGTTTGGATTCCTCAACCACTTGCTGCCAATAGTCATACAGTCCAAGAGCCTTGGACAATCGCTTCCACTGTCGCGTCCGCTCCCATCCGGGGACGGTTTCCTCAAGCGTTACGCACGCCTCGGTAAGTGCGGCGGCTATCACCGCCATGTCTTTCATCACCATCTTCCAGCCCGACCTCTTGTATGTATTCGCCGCTGGTGCATGGCATTTCTTGCATCGCTCTAAAGCCACAGTCCCTCTCCCTTTACTAGGTGATGTTGTTTTCGCAGATGCCGGGGAAACGCAAGAGAACATCCTTGGACGAATTGAACGGGATGTTCGACACGCTCATGCCGACGTTCCTCCCTTCGACTGCCGGCATGCCGTAGTTGATGGCAGCGATAGTGTCATACTGCTTGAGCCACGGGTTCATGGGGTCGCGGTTGGCCATCGCCAGCAATGCCGCTTCCTCCCGCTGCCGGACGTAGAACGCGACCTCACGCAGAATTGCATCCCTCCATTCACGCTGATACTGCACATCCCGCACGCAGTACGGCAACTCCGCGCCCACCTGTTCCATGCCGTATGCCAGATGCCTCGGGATCATGGCGACGAACCTTTTGGATCGCGGCTTCGTGACCTGCACCTTGGGCACCGTGACAGCACGATTGACGGCGAACGTGCCGCACTCGTCGGGCGTTTTGTCGGGCCGCATCTCGGCAGAGAAGAACGGCTGCATCGCAGTGATAGCACCGGCCTTGTAGTCGGCCCAGCGTGACGCAGAAGAACGCACGAATACACCAGACCAAATGGCGTGTTTGTAATCGTCGTGGTCGATAGCGCCGACGCAACCCATCGCAATGTCTTGTGTCATATGACGATGCTCGGAGTAGGCCCGCACGCCCGGACGCAGATGCGGAAGCCAGTCTTTCTTCTGCATCTGATTGGCGTTAACACCGCTGGCCGCAGCCTCTTGCAGATACCTGCCGAAATAATGCAGCACGCGGTGCGACATGACAGGAACAGGAGCATTGCCCTTCGGCGCGAATGTTCCGATCACGCCAACCCGTGCGCAGCCGCCGGCGGGCGGCGCGAATGCCTGAGCCAGCGCCGCAACCGGCGCCTTGCAAGCACCAAAGAACGCATGGGCAAGAGTACGCACTGCCGTGGAGTGTGCCCTAGCAAGGAACCACCAAGTGAAGTGGGACGCGATTGCCAGCCGAACAATGTCCGGGCACTGCCGCAGAGCCTGCGATTCCTCGCCCGGCGGCTTCTCCAGACCGAGATTGCGCAGCCAATGGTCAGCGTCCAACAGTCCAACCTTGCCATTTGCAGTTGGCATGACGCACAGCGGATTCTCCGGCCGATAGCAGAGACTGCTCATCAGATCACCCCCTTCTTGGTGTAATAGGAAACCTTCTTGCGATAGAGCTTGGCCTTCGTGGCCGCAAGTTTCTGCTTGCGTGTCCACTCCACAACCTTGGCCCGTGCAGCGATAGCCCTACGCTCGACCAGCGTCAGTGGCTTGGCGCCCTTGGCGGGCGGCTTGCGCCGTGCGGGCGGCATCGAGAACAGCGGCTCGTAGTTGTGCCGCTTGTTTCGATAAGCCTTGAACACCCGGACGATCTCGCCCTCAAAGTATTGGGCCAGACCGTCCACTCCTGCGAGGTAATCGTCGCCCGGATTGAGGGCCACGTACCCCGTCTGCCGCATGCGTTTGACAGCATTGCGGATGGCGACCCGGCACTGCTTGCGCAGGTCGCGGGCCGCATTGCAGAACACGTACTCCGTCTTCTTATTCACCGTGGCCTCCCGTTGGTGAGATAAAGGGCGATACCGAGAAACGCAATCAGCGTGGCAATCTCATCAGCCGACATAGCTGGGCGCCTCCTTCGTCAGGTCAACGACACGGGCCCACTTTGGAGGGGCACAGTCGTGGGCGACAGCAGCCACCACGAGACGGGCACGAGTGGGCTTGTTGGGCCAGTGCGTGCCGCAGTCAGTCACGATCACGATGCAGTCGGGACGGTACTTCGCATCGGCATACTCGATGGCATGCTGCATCCCCGTGCCGCCGCCACCGCACCACTTGAAGTCCCGCATCGAGGCAAACCGTGCGTCCCCCTGCAAGCCATCGTCCCACGAGATGACCCGTGGATTCCGCAGCCGCCGCACACCCTGCGTGATGGCAGTCACAGCACGGGCTACGCGATCACTCTGGGCACCGCGCCCCATTGAGCCAGACGTGTCAAGAATAATCACGCACTCCGGGTTCATGCGGATGACGCCGCGAACAGGGAAGTCATCGTGCTGCTGCATCCGGCCGGGCTTGCGGAACGTGTACTCGTCCACTCCCACTACCGTGGATGTTTCCTTGCCAACGATGGACTTCAACTGGTCATAGGGATCGGGTTGCCGGCGAAGCCGCACGTTCAGCGACTGCGACAACCTCCCCATCCCCTTGCCCATGCCCGGTCCGCCATCGTCTTCCATCTGCTGCCGGACTTCCTCCAGCCGGGCCAGATTGCCGGCCGTGCTGGCAAGATCGGACTCCAATTCGTAGTCCTGCTTGACGCCGTCAGATGCAGACCCGGACTTGCCGTGTGGCTGCTTGCCCTTGGGCTGCTTGCCAGTGCCGGGAGAACCGCCGCCGTCGCCGCTATCGTCCGATGGCTGGCCACCGGAACCCTGCTGCTGCCCCGGTTGGCTGGGCTGATTACCGGGCCCCTGACCGGGCTGTTTGCCGGGCTGCGGCTGATTGCCGGGCTGCTGACCGGGCGGCTTGGGCTGTTGCGGATTGCCGTTGTTCCACAGTATGCCGTAGTACCGCTCGGTCGAGAGTCCGGGCACCATCTCGGGGATGTGGGAGTAGTTGTCCAGTTCCACGGATGGCAGCGGACGATACTTGTCCCAGTCCGCCAGAATCTGCTGGATGCACAGGTCTGCGGCCTCGTTCCACTTCTCCAGCATCTCCGGGGTGGCTTCGGGTATGGCCTGCTCCCGTCGCTCGGCATGGTTCAGCAGGTTGTGGCACATCTCGTGCAGCAGAACGTAGGCGTTCTGTTCCACGCCCCACTGGTTGACCCACTCGGGGTTGATGTAGAGCCTGCCGTCGCAGTCCACGCCCATGGTGGGCACCCCGTCATCGAAGATCGTCGGGCATCCCTCCAGATACCCGCCGAGGTACTTCATCCACGCTTGGGCAATCTCCTTTGCCTTGCTCACTGCGACGATATGCGTCGGCAGTTTGGTAGTCGCCATGTTGCAAACCTTTCTGAGTTAGAGTTGCCACGGGGCGTAGCTGCGCATTCGCCTTACTACGCCCCGTGGCGGGGAGTGAATCGACAAGGAATCAAGCCATGATCTGGGCCAGCAGATTGCCGAACCGCTCCAGATAGGCGGACGGCGGACGGTAGCCGGGCTTGATCAGAGCAATCGCAGACAGCGGCTGCTTGACAGCATCGACCATGCCCTTCTCGCCAAGGGTCAGCAGCACGACGAACGCACGGTCCACCATGTCGCTCGTCAGGTTCCCCTCGTCCTTCGCCATCTGGGCGTGGAAGATGAGGGCGGACGGCAACTGGAACAGGCGGTCCAGCTTGTCGTTGAAGTTGACCTGCTTCTTGCCCTCCATAACGTCACGAGCGGAGTACAAATCCATGGCCTCCGCGAACGTGACGAACAGGGTGGCAGCGGTCTGGCCGACGCAGCCAGACACGAACTTCACGAAGTCCTTGGACTCCGCACCGACAGCGGACAAACCAGCACAGCCCTTCTTCACGTAGTCCCACTGCCGCAGACTGGGGAACGACAAGGCATCGGGCTCCACGGCCTTGGTTTCCACGAAATCCGGCTTGCTCTCAAGGAACAGCCGAATCTTGCGACCCCACGCCATATCCCCGATCTCGCTGTTCTTCACAACGGGAATCTTGGGCTTGGGGTAGACGCCGGACTCGATGCCGATCAAGAAGTCCTGAACGGGCGTCTCCCACTTCCAGTGGAAGAACCGGTTCAGCACCGAACCCTCAAACGGGGTGGCGTTGGGGGCGATCTCCGGCGGGTTGGCAGCAGCGGTCACGATGAGGTCCGGGGCGAAACTCATGTTGCCGATCCGCCGCTCGCTCGGGTTGACGATGGACAGCGTGACGGCACGCATCATCGAGGAACCCGTGTTGGCCTCGTCCAGATGCCACCAGCGGTTGGGCAGCGTCAGGTCGTGCATCTCCTCCAGCGGGACCATCTTCACCATGTTCTGCTCGCGGTAGATGGACGGCATGCCGGTCATCTCCTCGGGCAGGTGGTGGGTGGGCAGGAAGGCGTGGAACTTCTTCCCCGCAGCGACAGCACAAGCCTCGATAGAGGCAGTCTTCGCCACGCCAGTACCGCCCCATGCCATGGACGGTACACCGACCTGTGCCGCCACGTAGAACGGCAGGTTCTTCAGACTCATCGGAAACACTCCCCAGTGTCAAAGGAAAGGAAACAAAAACCGGGGGGGGCCGGCAACACGCCGGCCCCCCGAAAACCACTCGCCGGGGCGCCTCGCCCATGGCGACGATCACTTGCCCTGCGACTTGCGGATTTGCAGTTCCGCCAGCAGTTCGCAGGACTTGGACAACGCGGCCCGGGCAGCTTGCAGGTTCGTGCCGAACTGCGTTTCGTAGTAGTTGGCCAGTTCCGCGAACTCTGCCAACTGCTTCATCCGGGTATCCATCCCGTTCTTCCGTGGCGACTTGTTGTTGTCGATGATGTCCTGCATCACATCGTTCATCGACTCACACTCCGTCACCAACGTGTCGTTCGTGGCCTCCAGCACCTGTTTGACCAGTTGCGGGTTGTTGCGGAGGTCTTGCGTCAACAGGACGCAAGTGCAACCAGCGGAGTTGAGGTCTGCGAAGACCTTGTCCACAGCACCGACAGCACAATCGGGAACGAAGTACGCACCGCCCCGCTCCTTGAGCGGAATCCCCTTGTTGCGGCCGATCAGCCCGATCAGTGCATCCGTCACATCCCGGCTGGGCATGTAGGCGAGATGCCGCTGATACAACTGATTCAGGATCGTGTCCACCTGTGGATTGGCGAAGAAAGCCGCCAAGTTGGGATGGACGCCGACCTTGACCACGAACACGGTGTTCGTATCATCGACGCCAAGCGAGAACAGGAACTCACGCTGGTTCTGCTTGTCGCCCTTGTGGGTCTGATAAAACTCCACGCCGACGCCGGTCCGCGACAAGCTGTCATGCTTGACGGGGGCCTTGCGCTGCTTGATGTTTGCAGCACCCACCACGTTCTTGCCAGTCTCGACCAGAGCGTCGAAGTTGTCGATGGCGGGGATGTTCTCCTCGCCAACCGCCTTCAGCGCGTTCAGCACCGTCTGCCGCAGCACACGGTGTGCCGTCCAGAGTGCCACACAGCCGACTGTGGCAATCATGACGCCAGTAAGAGGAATCTTCTGAGCCATCGCAAAACTGTCCTTTCGTATCGCAGGGAGTGGAAAAAGAACCGCTGCCAGTGAGACTCCCGCACTCACTGGCAGCGGTCAAGCTGCACCGACGTACACTCACTAGCCGACGATCTTGAGGATCAGGGCCACAGCGTCACGCAGAGCCAGCAGGTCAGCGATGCTGATCCCGTTGGCATACGCAGCCGTGTCGATCTCCTCGGCGGTGGGGTCCACGTAGCAGACCTTGGCACCGGAGAGGTTGGAGAACGTCGTGGCATCGTCCAGCACGACCACCGGAGTGGTAACGCCGGACTCGGCCTTGGCAACAGTCGCCGCCACGGGCTTGACCACGACGGGCTCGGGAACAGCAGCAACCGGGACCGCAGCGGGCTCCTTAGCCTTGGCAGCGGACTTCTTGGGCTCCACGGCAGCAGCACCTGCCGCCATCTCACGCAAACGGGCCAGAATGTCATCGGACATAGCAACGAACCTCCTGAAACATGGGGAAACCGAACCACTAACCAGCGGGGCAGGCTACGCTGCCGGCCCCGAAAACCCCTCGCCGGGGCGCCTCGGCCATGGGCTAAGGCGTACTAACGACTCCTGCGGTAGCACCGCAATGCACGCTGTTCGGAGCCTCGGGGCACAATCACGGCGTATCCGGCCGTCTTGTGCCCGTACTCCATCAGCACCATACGCGGCGTTTCCCCGGAACAAGCAATGCAGCACACTGCCTTGCCTTGGTTCTTGAGAACACGAACCCGCTCTCTCGGGATGGGCTGCGAGCAATAGGGGCACTTCACGATGGGCTCCTTTCAGTTATTGTCGAACTCGCGGGGATTGGTGCTGATCTCGATGATGTGGAACTTGCGATCCTCGGCATACGTGCAGTGCGCATTTACCCAGCCTGACGCCTGCTGTTCGGAGTCAAACGGCCCGACGATGCACTCCTCGTTGAAGTTCTGCCCGTCCTCCTCCATGAAGTGAACCACCCACGCCCCGACCACCGGAATGTCGCCCTCTTCCAACTCCATCTCCATCTCGCTGTCGAAGACTGCGGTGATTTCGTCCACCCGCAGAACCAGCGTGCGGATCAGCGTGCGGATGGTGCGGTCATAGTCCGGGGCCTTCGGATCGAGCTTCCACAGTTCGTGGGCAACATCCCGGGCGGCGTAGACCATCCGTTGCAGGGTCAACAGCCGCATCGTCACAGCCCGGGCCATCTTCGTGAACATGACAAACCTCGCAGGTTGAAGAACCAAGTACCGTCGCCGGCGACACTGCCGGCCTCCGAAAAACCCTCGCCGGGGCGCCTCGGGCATGGGGCTATAGGCGATAGCAAACCCAACGCCATGCGGCCAAAACGGCCCGAACGCCCATCCGCCCATGGGGGCACTCCCGGCCACGCTCTACCTGCACCTGTACCTGTACCAGTTGCGGTACAGATACACGCCATGGCAAGCCGGCCCCGGCGAGAGCTTGTTGCCGGGGCGAGTGCCCCGCTAGCGACGTTTCCCTTAACTTTGGAGGCTACCGTGGCAATGCAAGAGCGAACCGTGACGATCATCAAGCAGGACGGATGGGACGAGTACATGGCCGAACACCACGGCCACACGGCGTTCACCAACGCGATTGGCTACCTGTCCGAATGGAACATGTGGGCCAACCGCTTCGACAGCGTTCGCATCACCTGCTCCCTTGGTCGCAATGGGGACCAGCCGGAGATCGGCGCCAGCTACACCCGCACCGAGTATGACTGCGGCAATGGCCGGAAGTCGGCCACAGTGACGGACGGATACTTCATCTGCGCCATCTTCCAGCCGCAGCAGTCGGCGTCAGAAGACGAACAGGCCCGTCTCGCCCGCTTCTCGTTCCACTCTTGAACCGCCCCACTGTGCCAAACACCGGACCAACAACCCATGTACATGGCTGCTTGTTCCAGTTGTTCCGGCCACAACGGTTCAAACGCCCTCAAATCCGGCCCAAACGCCATGATCCCACGTTGGGTGGGCATGGCATGGGCCGGTATTCGACAAGCTATCTATAGTCGCCGTTCCGCTATTCCAGCGGCGCCCCGGCGAGAGCTTTTCAGCCGGAGCGGTCGCCGGCAGTATCGACCGCAGAGTTTTTAAGAGGGAGTTTCACAATGGCCCGTATTACTTCCACCCCTTCCCCGGTCCAGCACCAGCCCGCCGACATGGCTGCGCTTTTGAAAGAGTTGGCCGACCTGCGGTCCGCCCTGTCTTCGGCGCAGTCCCGGGGAGCCCGCAAACCGGGTTTCCATGTCCGGCCTGTCCCCGTGCCCAAAAAGCCGGGTACGCCGCCTGCCCGGGCTCTGGCCGACGTGGTACTGCCGGGCGGCTCGATCACCCTGTCGCTCTACGTGGGAGCCCACGGGAAAGCGACGTTCGGGGGTGGGTTCGGTTCGCGGGGGTTCGGCTTGTGGGGGGAGGACGTTGGCCCCTTCTGCGATTGGTGCGAGTCGGGGGCGCTCCGTGCGGCTCTGAGTCGGCCGGAAATCGCGGCTCATCTGGAGCCCCGTTGGAACGGCACTGGCGCCGCGGAGTGATGCCCGGACAACCGGGACGGGCATGATGCCCGATGGATCGACAGCCGGCCCGGGGCGCATGGAAGCGTCCCGGGCCGGTTTCATTTCATGCGCCGCACGGCACGCCGTCCCCATGGGCGGCGCGGCGCCGTGGCCGAAGGTACGTTCGGCCACACTCTAACGCCGTCCCCATGCAGCACATACGGCACAGACGGACCCCGCCCACCCCCAATGGGCGACCCAAGGAGCCCACGTACCCCCTCTGGATTTTTTCCCAAATACCTCACTGCCCCTCGGCTGGGGGGGATGCTGACTCTGGCGTCAAGTTTTTTTGCCATAAAACGTGACATGCTGACGTGCTGACGCTGCTGACATGCTGACACCGACTTCCCAGATACAGGCAGGCCCGCTATAACCCCCGCCATGCTCCAGTGGCTAAAAGAACGGTGGTCGGAGTTTGAGGCTTACCGCACCGGGCGGTGGAGTTCTTGGAGGAAGCGGCACCTTGAACGGGAGCCCGAGTGTCAGGCGTGCCGGACGGTGGAGGAGTTGGAAGTCCACCACATCCTGCCTGTGCATGCCGGCGGGCCGGAGCTTGCTCCCCCGGAGGGCATGATCACGCTGTGCCGGGAATGCCACTTCTATCTGGGGCACGCCTGCGACTGGTCGGCTTGGAGGCCGGATGTCCGGCATTTAGCAGAAGTCATTCGGACAGCCGAAGTCCGAAGGTTGTAGTTCAGTAGTCCCCTGCAACAAGGAGTTCTTCATGCGTTCGCTCGTTCTCGCGCTCGCCCTGTCCGGCTGCTGTTCGGTGTCGATGGCTGGCCATTGCTGCCACCCGGTTCGCTCGGGCGTTGCCCGGGTGTTCCACGCCGCCAAGAAGATCGTCAAGGCCCCGTTCAGGGCGGTGCGGTGTCGCTAGACATCCTGACCCCCAAGGGCCAGAAATCTCTGGAGTACGCCCGGCGTGCTGCGGAGATTTGGACTAAGTACAGCACCGGCTGGCAGTACGCCCGGACCCCAGAGGATTCGGACTGTCCGTTCGACGCGGTGTTGATAGACCCCGATGGAACGGTCCGGGCCATCGTGGAGCAAAAGTCCCGTGATTTGTCGAGAAGCCAACTGGCCGAGTTCAACTACGAGTGGCTGGTCACCATGGACAAGATCGTCCAAGCCAGCCAGTGTGCCCGGCTGTTCAGAGTCCCCCTCATCGGGTTCCTGTACCTTATCCCAGACGATACCCTGCTAACCCGGGTGATCGCTGACAACAAGGGGTTGTTCTGCGTACCGTTCCGGTGTGAACAGACCGTCACGCAGCAAACGATTAACGGCGGGCTTGCCCTTCGCGGCAACGCATACATGGACATGCGGGAAGCACGGTCTATCCCCTGACAGACCAGTGGCCCGGTTTTGCTGGGTTCCGTGGCCAAAAATCCAGCTAAATCACCATGCTTGAACGGATCGACGCTATGCCTGTGATTGCCGACATAGCTGTAATCATCTCGTTCTGCTGCGGTTTCTACTGCGGCTGGAACATGTATACGGAGAAAGCCAATGAGCGACATCGTGACGAGACTTCGGGACAGGGCTTATTCCTCCAAGGGGAAGGACACGCTCTGCGAGGAGGCGGCGGACGAGATCGACCGCCTGCGGGAAGCGGTGAAGTTGCAGGCCCTTTCGCCGTTCTCTATAGACCTCGACAGCATGACTATCGTCAGCGAGGAATTCACAGAGGATGAGGATGACCAGAGAATCTACGTTTCCACCCAGCATCCGCTTCCCGACTGACGGAGCCAAGATGACGATTTTGGGGGTGGCCTTGGCGCTTGGGGTCATATTTGCAATCTTGTGCGGCGGGTAGTCCGGCTTGGCTTGGAAGCCAACCGGCAGGAGTTCCAGAGCTTTCACAGGGAGTAGCCTCATGGCCAAGACCAAGTCCTCGTGCCAGAACAAGACCCCGGCCGGCAAGACCAGCATGGCCCAGAAGTCGATGCCCAAGGGCAAGAAGAAGTAATCCATGATCCAAGCAACCGTCACCGGCAATCTGGGCCGTGATCCAGAACTGAAGGACACCCGTACCGGCAAGAAGATGGCTACCTTCTCGGTGGCCAGCACTACGAAGCGGGACGGGAAAGACCCAGAGACTACGTGGCTGGATGTCGTTTGCTTCGACAGGCTGGCAGAGGACGCCGCCGGAAATTTCCGCAAGGGGATGAAGGTGATCGTTCTCGGCCAGTTGTCGATGGAGACGTTCGCCCGCAAGGACGGGACCGAAGGTTCTGCTTTGCGGATGGTCGCCAACGACATTGGGCTGATGGTTCGCACCAAGCAGGAGCGTGACGAGGGCGACGATCAGCCGCCCGCCCGTCAGGCCCCGCCGCAGAGCAAGCCGGCTCGATCCAGAAACGAGCCTTGGTAGGTTTGGATGACCATAAAAGGGGAGAGTCCACGGAGATTCCCCCTTTATGGTCGATCCGGCATACACGGCGTTTCAGGACGAAGTCTTCGACCGCCTGCCCCTGCGCAAGCATCTCGCTGGCAGAGAGCGAGTCCGCGACTGCATTTCCGTAGTCGTGCAGGAGTGGCCTGACGAGCAGTTCGCTCTGGCCACAGGCGATTCCAAGGCTGAAGCCACCTGTGTTCGGGACTTGATGAAGTCCAGCAAGCGGCATCTTCATCTGGCCTACGGGGACAGAGAGTTTGGCTTTATCTGGGCCACGATCCTGTCCGCTTTGCTCTACGAACTGATCATCATTCTGATCGAATGGTGGAGGAGTAAGCGGGAAAATCGCATGGCTTTGCTGCACTGGCAGGAGCAGTGGAGGTCTGGAAATGGCGGGTAGACAGCCACGGTTCTACAGGGGCAAGCCACAGAACCTCGACGCCAGCAAGGCCAACATCGTTGAATGGGGCGCGTCCCCGCTAAACAAGGCTCTGGAGAAAATTGTCGAGCCCGTCCCTCCAAGGCAGACCCTCCCGCCGCCGGCTGCTTTCAGCAGCGACGAATGGCTGCACCGGGGCATCCAGCAGGCCGTCGATGAAGGCATTCCCGGCGGTTCGCTCCAAGAGCGCGTGACTCCTCCGTACCTGCGGAGCGTTGCCGATGACAGGGAGTTCCTGTGGAACCTCCAGAAATTGCTGGAATCCAAGGGCGTACACGGGCTGGACCCATACGGACAGAACGGGCTACCACAGCGAGGCGCATTCAAGGCGACGTTCAGTTCCGGCGACAACGTCGTGAAGTTCGGTGATCCGGGCGCATCGGAGTGGGAGGGGGCAGCGCTTCCTGAAGGCGTGTGGGGTGTAAATGCCCTGACGGACTCCTTCGATTACGGCCCAATCCACACAGAAGACAATCCGTACACGCCCCACAGCGGCCTGAGCGTGTACCTCCAGCCCCGCACCGAGCTAGTGCATCCGAAATGGGGCTCGCCTCTCGATGACATGCTGCACCACAAGACCCTGTCCCGAGCCTTGGAAAAACAGGGCTGGATGTGGACAGACGATCACCGCAGAAACATGGCGTTCCTGAAGGGAGATGACTACAACCCCGTAGTCATTGACGGGGAAGTCAGGCCATATGGCGGCATGGTTGAGCCGCCTGTCGGCCAGCGGCAAAACCCTCCACCCGGATACGGCGCACCGGGGGCAGTTCCGGCGCCATTTGTGCCGCCTGTCCAGCCAGACTGGTACTACAGCGTTCTGGCCCCGCTGCTTATGTCAGCCGCAGCCGGCCAGCAGCAGCAGCAGCAGTCCAACCCACTAACCGGCCTGACGGAGAGTTACTGATGCAGACCTCGCCAGAAGCATGGGGTGGTGGTGGCGTTGGCCCCGGCGGGGCGCCACTGCCGATGAGGAAGCGGTCGCTCACCGAGGATTTCAACGAGGTGTCGCCCGAGCAGGGTCAGTACCTGCAAATGGCCCGGGATGCCTTCTACACCGCCCCGTCCATCCAGCCGACTCTCCCAGACTCCCCTCGCGTAACCCCTGCCCAGTATCTTCGGGAGGAGATCGTCGGCCGTGCCCGAAAGCGTGGGGCCGAGCTTTCCCCAGAGGCAATCGAAGCAGCCTTGGGGAACATCTTCAACCACATGACAGGCCAGAAGGCTGGCGACCCGCTTACCGTCGAACTCTCACAATATGCCCTGCGGCGGCTCAAGGGCGAGTCCCCGGTGGGCGATGCTCCGACTAAGGCGTTCGCCGGGCAGACCCTGAGCCAGCGGGCAGACCGCCGGCGTGACGGATTCCAAGACGGGCGGTTCATCACGAGCCCGGGGCTGGACACGCAGCTAGAAGCACTGCGTGCCTACACGCTGCTTGGGGCGATGGAAGATTCCCCGGACTTGCAGTTGCCGATGTTCAACCTCTCCGGCAACATCAACTCGGTTGTCGCCCTGCCCTACGCTGTCGGCAACCCCATGAACTGGGGCACTTCGGACCCGACCGTAGACGCCGGTGCCGGGATTCGGCACTTGATCGGGCTTCGGAACGGCTATTCGTTCGTTGATCCCGTGGGGGCGCGGAGGTCCGAGGCCGAATACTGGGCACGTCTGGGGGACAAGGCCAAGGCTCAAGAGGGGCAGTACAAGAGTTCTGCTGAAGGCGGCTACTACTGGCCGTATTCTTTCATGTCCGACGCCGGCATGGCCCACCAAGGCGAGACTGACTGGGCCAATGCCCTGACAGCCGTGGACAAAAAGAAGGACATGGTGCTGTCCGACATGAATATGTGGGGCGGCGAAGAGGGCAAACGGCTGATGCACTTGGGGAATCAGCTAAACCGCGAGGTTCCCATCGTTCCCGAAGGCGCCACCCCCGAGGAAACACGCCAAGCCAGAGAGCTTTTCCGGCAGCTAACCAACCAGACCGAAAACCGGATGATTGACGAATACCCGCTGTACCAAGAGGCGTGGAACAAGGCCATGCCGGGCACGGCCATGGATGTCAAAGAGTATTCGTTCCCGTCTCCGGCGTGGAACACCGTGGCTAATGCACCGAAGTACAGCGTTGACTTGCCAACGATCCTTTCGTTTGGGTCGGCCGCACCGGGGATTATCCGCAAGTCTGGCATCAGAGGGCTTGCCAGCCTGTATGCAGCCGACGCTGTCTTAGATCAAGCGACCATGGAACAGCCGTATGCTATGACGTTGCACAGCGCCAACAATGACGGCGACCTGTCCAACTACTTCAAGCCGTTCCCGCAAAGCAACGTCTCCGACGATCCGGGGCGCCCCGGGGACAGCACATACAGGGCTGATTTTGGCCAATTCAAAGAAAAGCAACGCGATTCGATTCGCAAATTGCTGGAATACCAGCAGAGACACCACCCCCTAGACAAGCTGCAAATGGAGCCAAGAAAGGCTGGTTTTTAGCATGCCAATGAACAACCGTTTGCTTCGCCCAAAGAAGAAATAGCAGGCTCCGGCCTATATTCCCTAAATGCAGGCTTGCCATATTGGGCAGGATTACTGCATATTGTTTGCAAGCCGCCCACAGGGAATGGGCGAAACACGGAGGGCCACACGCATGGACGATGTTTCTGCCGTTGCCGAAGAGGTCGAGTCTCTTCCGGCCGTTTCATCGGACCCGCCGGCTATGCCGGAGTCGCCGCCAGAAGCCCCGCAATCCTCCGAGCAGCAGTCTGATGTCTGGGCTTCGTTCCGGCAGATGCCGCAGTTCCAGAGCATGCCGGACCAAGAAATCGCCGCCCGCTTGCAGAACAGCATGCAGCGAGAGCAGCAGGCGATCCGGGCTCTCCAGCAGTACCAGTCAATCGTGCCGGCCGCTTCTGAGTACCTGTCCAACAGGGAGATGTACCAGCAGTGGCTCCAGTCCCGCTCGCAGCCGCAGCAGGCTCCCATGCAGGCTGCTCCCGCCCAGCGCGAAGAATCGTGGTGGAATCCGCCCAAGGTCAACGACGCCTACAAGCAGTACCTCGTCCGCGATGCCAACGGCCGCGAGGTTATTTCTGAGAACGCCCCGCTAGACGCCCAGCACCAGTTGGCGGCGTACCAAGCCTACAAAGCCGACTTCGCCCAGAAGTTCCTGACCGATCCGCAGGCCGCTCTGGGGCCCATGATCGAGAAAATTGTCAGCAGCCGGGCCCAAGAAATTGCCGAAAGCCAGCTTTCCGGGTTCAAGGAAGAGGCTCTGGTACAGCGTATTGAGGCTGAAAACAAGGACTGGCTGTACGATCAGACAGGGAATGTATCCAGAGAGGGACTTCTAGTCCAAAAATTTATTGAGGACGCAAGGGGCTTAGGCATCAAGGGTGCCGAGGCTCGCTGGGACTACGCTACGAAAATGGTCGAACGGGAGTTGGCACTGTCCAACCTCCAGCAGGCCGTTCAGCCGCGAGCCCAGACGGCGCCGCCACAAGCGGCACCGGTTGCCCCTCAAGCGGTCCAGCAGGCACCACAGGATTCGGCCCAGCGAAACATGGAATACCTGCGTCAGCAGGCTTCCAGAACAGCAACGCGACGGCCAAGTTCAACCACCGACTCAAGAGTCCCCCAAAAGCCGATGTCCTTCGCAGAACGGATGTACTCCAATCTGCAAGGGCTTCCCGACTGATAAGAAAGGGTTATCAAAGCCATGGCTTCGCCAAACGACTGGGCACGCGCAATTGCCACGACCATCGTCCAGCACACGCGGGAAGAAGAGATCGCCGTTTTCCGGCGGTTCAAGGTCTTCACGATGCTGGAAGCGTCGGGCAACATTCTCATGAACCAGTCTGGACGAGGCTTTGACTGGAATGTTCGCTATCGCAACGCTCCGGTAACCGGCAATACCGGAGACACGCCCCGGACATTCTCTCGTACCAACATGTGGAAGAGAGCAGAGCTTCCGTGGCGCGGGTTCACGACCACGGACTCCATCTACCGCCGCGAGTTGCTGGAGAACCGTGGCAAAGAAGCCCTCGTCAACGTGGCTTCGCAGATGGCGCAGCGGCTGCAAGAGTCGCTTGAGCAGTACCTGAGCTATCAGCCCTACGTGGACGGTAACGCCTCGGGGAACGAGAATTTCTTCCACGGTGCGCTGTCGTTCCTCGGATACGACGGCACGCTGGACGAGGATGGCCCGAGCGCCAAGCAGCAGGACACGACGGCCAGCGGCAACTACAAGGGCGGCACGGGCGACCGGTTCGGCTTCCCGACCGACACCTACGCGGGCCTCTCGACCCAGTTGGGCTACTACGGCGGTGGCCGGCTCAACGCCACTTCCGGTGTTTTTCCGGACGTTCCGGTAGACCCGGAGTTCGACTTCTATTCTCCCATCATCGTGAACTACAACGCCTCGGGATGGAAGAACAAGCGAACATGGGCGGACAACTGCATTCAGGCGACCCGAGAGGGCATCGTCCAGTGTAAGCGAAACGACTCCAAGGAAAGCCAGATCGACATGGTTGTCCTTGATCGCAAGCTGTTCATCCAGTACCTGAACCAACTGGAGAGCAAGGAGCGGGCGATCATCACCCGCGAGAACGGCCTCCGGTCGTTTGGCTACGCAGATGTATTTGAACAGGACGGCTGCGAAATCTGCCACGAGACGGCTGTTCCGTCCGGTTTGGGCTTCGGCCTGTCCATCGGGAACATGGAACTCCGCTGCCTTGAGAACCAGTTGTTCATGGCAGAGGGGCCCTATTTCTCGGAGGAGACGCAGGCATATAGGTACGCCTGTTCAACGCTCGGGAACATGCGTTTCAAGAGCCCGCGCAATTTCTTCCTGCTGGCTCCGGTGACGGCGCCCGCCACGGTCTGACCCATAATCACCACCACTCCACAGGAGTAGACATGTCCACGATTTTCTCTGATCCGGGCTGGCGGCGTGGAAGCACCCTGCTGAACCGTGAGGCCATCGAACTCGACGCCGATAGTCGGCCGATTGCTGGCCGGGAGCTGATCGGTCAGGTCAAGGTCTTCCAAGACGTTGATCCGTCCAGCGGCCAGCGGTACAGCAACCGCCTCGTCTACTGCGTTGCCGCCCGGTACACGGGCTCGACCACTCTGACGAGTGCGGATGCCGGCAAGGTGGTGTCGTTCAACACCGTCGCCGCCTCCGGGCCGCTGATTTCGCCCAGCGTCTATGACCTCACGGACGGGCCTCTGTCCGAGTTTGGCGGGGTGGCCACGACCACCGACGTGAACACGAACTTCCGTACCTACGGGGTTCTGGACGAGTACCTGACCGAGGACGTGCGGCAGAACGACATCGTCTGGGTGGTGATGAAGGGGCCCACTTCGGTGCAGTCCGCCGGCACGGCCGTTGCGGCCGGCGGGGTTGTCGAAGTCACCGGTACGGCGGGCCGAATCCAGACCCGCTCGTCTGGTAGCATCATCGGCACCCAGCTTAACGGTGCTTCGGTCGGCGGTACTGCCGGTGCCCTCATCCGCGTCAACCTGCACAACGACCGCATCTAGTCGGTTGCTGTCGCGCTCAACGCCACGATACAGCCCGCTGGGGAAATCCCCGGCGGGCTGCTATCATTTACGGGCATGTCACAGCCTTGTATCCACTGCGGGACCATATTCCCGCCGGACCGAGAGCATTTCCATTGGCACAAGAAGGACGGCTTGACAAGCGTCTGCCTGTCCTGCCATAAGGCTCAACGTCGCCACCAGAAGAAGCGGGAGCAGGCCAAACGATCCGCCGGCCTCAAGAAGATCGAGGCTTCGGCCGTAGACCTGTACTCCAAGCTGGCCCAAGCTGGCGGGTCGAATATCCCGCATTCGGCCGAGTTGGTGGAGAAACTGTGCGAGTATTTCGGGGGAGTTTCTGGGTTTGCCGCCATCGTGGTGAAGCAGTATTACGACGCCAAACCCGGGACTAGCACCAGAAACAAGGTACTGGAAACGATTTGCCGGCTAATTCAGACAAACGTGGACAGCGGCGGGGCCAAAAAGCCACTGACGCTCTGGAGCGAGGAAGAACTTGAAGCCGAACTGCAAGAGCGTTTCCGGGTTGCCGTCTTGTCACAGCGGATGCTGATAGATGCCACGCCGACACCCGAAAGCCAATCCTCCGAAGATTCCCAAGATTCCGAGCCTGTCCCAGCACCAACTGGACAAGATCAAGGAACTCCAGAACGAACTGCGGGAGCGGCAACTGGAGGGGCTGAAGCTCTACCAGCCGACGCCGCCGCAGGAGGAAATCCACAAGTGCTTGGCGAGTGAAATCCTCGTCATCGGCGGCAATCGCTCCGGCAAATCGCTCTCGACGTTTGTCGAAGACGCACGGGCCGTAACCGGGCAAGACCCCTACAAGAAATACCCCGAGCGAGACGGCGTACTCGTCATCATCGGGAAGGACTGGAAGCACATAGGGCTGGTCGTTTACCCGTGCTTGTTCCGTCCCGGGGCGTTCAAGATCATCAAGGACTTGGCCACTGGAGAGTGGAGGCCCTTCAACCCCGCCACCGACGAAGACCGCCGGTGGGAATCCCGGCCAGCGCCGCCGCTAATCCCGAAGCGGCTGGTCAAATCCACGTCGTGGGTTTTGAAATCGGCCCAGTACATCCAGCAATGCACCCTGCACACCGGCTGGACAATCTACTTCTTCTCCAGCGAGGGCGACCCTGTACAAGGCTTTAGCGCAGACAGAGTCCACATAGACGAAGACATTAACAACGAGAACTGGGTGCCAGAGATGCAGGGGCGCATCGTGGACCGCCGTGGACGCTTGTGCTGGTCGGCCATGCCCCATAGCACCAACAACGCTCTAATAAGCCTGAAGGACAGGGCTGACGAGCAAGAGGCCCTGCATGGCGAAGAGTCTTCTATCCGGTTGTTCAAGCTGCGGTTCTTGGACAACCCCTATCTAAACGAAAAAGAGAAGCAAAAGTCCATCGAGCGGTGGGCTGCTGTGGGCGTGGACACGCTGCGGCAGCGTGCGGAGGGCGACTTCATCACGGACTCCGTGCTGATGTACCCGTCATTCGACATGAGCATCCACGGCTACGCCAGAGAAAACTTGGAGGACGGCCAAGTCCCGCAGAATTGGACCCGCTACGCCGTAATCGACCCGGGCCACACCGTCACGGCCGTGCTTTTCGCCGCTGTTCCCCCAGACGAGAGCATGATCCTGCTGTATGACCAGCTATATCTGCGGCAATGCAATGCCTCGGTGTTTGGCGAGCAATTTGAAACGAAGGTCAAAGACCACCAGTTTCACGCCTTCATCATCGACGCCCACGGTGCCCGCATCAGAGACATCGGCTCCGGCAGGTTGCCCAGCGAGCAGTACACCGAACAGATGATGCAGCGAAACATTCGCTCCCAAGTTACCGGCTCAAGTTTCATTGCGGGGTGCGATGACATCCCGGCACGCACAGAGGCCACCCGGGTCAGCCTGCACATCCGGGCCCAAACAGGCACGCCGCTGCTGCGGGTGCTGAAGAGCGCAATTCCCGATTTAGAGCGGGAAATCAAGCGATACCGCAAAAAAGTCAACTACGTGGCCGGCGTGCCTGTCGTTACAGACATGCCCAATACCCGAGGGGAGTGCCACATAGTTCAGTGCATGGAGTACCTGTGCGCTTACAGGCCACGCTATCATGCTCCACCGGAGAAGCCGGAAGCGGAGCCGTGGTGGGTAAAACTGCTGGAACGCCGCAAGAAGCGGCTTGGCGAAGAAGAAGGTGGTTACGTAAACTTGGGCCCAACCTATGGAGGAGGATACGGTTAGCATGGCAAACAACGAAACTTGGACGATGCCCCGGCCGGCTATTGGAGACATCGTGCTGTTCAGCACTGACATCCACACGTTCAGCAACCCGACCATCGGGTTCGTCGTGCAGGAGCCCGGAGACAGCACCGTCAGAATCCTGACGTTCACGCCCCACGGCTGGGTAGACAGGCCGTCAGCCCACCACCGCGATGACCCCGAAATCCACGGCGACCACGGCTGGGAGGATTTGGGTGTGTGGCAGTTCGCGCCCATCACCGAAGCCGTCTACAAGGGCGCCGCGCTAGCAGCCGCCGCGAAGGAGAAGCCAGCACATGTCGGCAGTAAGTGACCTCCTGCGTCAGCTAACCCACACTTGGGTGAAAAAGCTGAACGCCGCCGTCAAGTACAAGAAGCCCTTCACGGAAGACGCGAAGGAAGCCTCGATGTTTTTTGATGGCGAGCATAACTGGATGTGGCGGGACAATTACGCGCGCGGTGACAAGGGGTACAACTCCAGCATTGCGCCGCCTAATTTCCGCATTCAGGTGAACAAGGTTTTTGAACTGGTGGATATATACGGCGCAGTCATGTACCACCGCAATCCGGTGCGTACCGTGAGCGTGATGGATCATCCAGACCTTCCCCCGGAAGTGTTTGGCATCCACCCAACGCCGGACATGGACATCCGCATGCTGCCCCCCGAGCAGCAGCAGATTCTGCAAATGGCCCTTCAGGAGGCTTCCCTGAAGGAGCAGCGGCGCGGCACCGCGATGATCCTAGAGAAGTATTTGAACTGGACGCCGCAGGAACTCGACCTGAAGAAACAGGGCCAAAAGTGGGTCAGGGAAGCGCTCATCAAGGGCATGGGCATCATGTGGACCGAGATGATGACGCTCGACACGTCCACTGACGGCCAGCAGCCGCCGGTGCGGATGGTCGGGTCGTTCTACGACACGGTCGATAACTTTCTCATGGACCCGGACTGGGACAACATGGACGATATTCTCTGGTGCGCCAGAAAATGCGTCTATCCGCTGGAGCAGGTCGCGGAAGAATACGGCATCCCAGAAGAAGAACTCCGCAAGGCCGTAGACCGCGACTCCGAGATCAAGCTGGACCGCGAGCCAAAGGGCAAGCGAACCAAGGCCAATCTGGAAAACACCAACGAGCTTCTGACCATCTACAAGGTTTGGTCAAAGTGCGGGATGGGCGACCGGTTCAAGAACGCCCCGAAGGAACACCGTGGTGTCTTCGACCAGCTTGGCAAATACTGCTACGTGGTAATTTGCGAAGGTCTGGATTACCCGCTGAACATGCCGCCAGAGCTTCTGGAGCAGGCCATGTCGGGTGGCGATGACGGTTCTGGGCAACTGCCGGCCGAGCTAATCGCCAAGACGGCGTGGCCGATTCCCTTCTACTGCGACAATTTCGGGTGGCCGTTCACCCCGCTCTGGTTCCACTGGAAGCCGGGCTACAGCTACCCCATCAGCCACATTCGTCCGGCTATCGGAGAATTGCGGCTGTTGAACTGGGCGATGTCGTTCGCCGCCACCCGCATCGCCACGTCATGCGAGACGATGATTGCCGTGCAGAAGGCTGCGGACCAGACAATCAAGGATCAGATTCTTGCCCCGTCCGAGGGCGGTTTCAAAATCATCGAGATTTCGGAGCTTCTTGGTCGTGGCATTGGCGACATCATGTCGGTTTTCCAGATGCCGCAGGTTACCAAAGACTTGTGGGACATAATTACCTCGGTTTCAGACCTGTTTGCGCAGCGCACCGGACTATCTGAATTGGTCTACGGCTATTCACGCTCGGCCTTCAGAAGTGCCAGCGAGGCGCAAATTAAGCAGGAAAATATCAGCGTCCGCCCCGATAACATGGCAAACCAGCTTGAAGATGCCATGTCCCTGCTAGCGCGGCGAGAGGCGTTGGCCTGTCGCTGGCTGTTGGAACCTGAAGACGTTGTCCCCGTGCTTGGCCCCATGGGTGCCATCGCGTGGAAGCAGAACGTGGCGAGCATGGACTTGGTGTCTCTGACACGAGACTTCATCTACCGTATCGAAGCAGGGTCTGCGAGAAAGCCGAACAAGGCTACTCGCGTCGAGCAGATGCAGATGGCCGTGCAGACGCTCGGGCCAATCGTGTCGAGTCTCATTGGCTCCGGTGTAATTGAGCCATACAACGCTTTGATGCGCGACTGGGCCGATTCCTTAGACATCGACCCGTCCGCTTATCTGATTTCTCCACCCCCGCCCCCGCCCGTCGCGCCGCCCAACGGTCCTCCCCCCGGAGAGCAGGACGCGGCGGGCGGGGAGGGCCCGGCCCCAGAGCCGGCGCCGGCTGCGGAGGAGCCGGCCTAGTGGATGCAAAACAGCGAAAACGGTGGCAGAACTTCTGGGTTCGCTATCGGATTAGCAAAGCAGCATTCGACAGGATTGCGTCCAGAAACAACGGTAGATGCGAGATATGCAGCAGCAATCGCCGCATCTGCGTGGATCACTGCCATGAAACGAAAGCCATCCGGGGCCTACTCTGCACGGGCTGCAACGCAGCCCTCGCGCGATTTGGGGACAACCTCGCGGGAGTCCTCCGCGTCACCAAGTACCTCAAGGCACACCTCTCAAGAGCTTCCCGCCAGCATCGTAAGGGCAGGAACAGAGGTGCAGCAGATGTATTTGCGTATGTTGTCTGCCGGCCAGACCCCGATGTTCGCGGAAATGTGCGCCCTTCAGCAGCCGCCCGGAACAAGGGGGACGGATCGGGCGTTCATGCAGGGAAGATCAAATCAAGAGTGGCTAGGCGATATGCCAAAGGATCACGCCGACCGCATCCTGCGAGAGGCGAGGCTGTCCGGCATCAACGTGAGCGGTCGCTATTACATGAGTGGACTCGCGGACAAAAGAGGCCACCGCGATCCGGCCGCATGGGTGGACTCCATCGCGGACGTTAAGAAAGTCGCCGTTGAAAGAAACTTGTCGGTGTCGGGGATCGTTGACCACAAGGGCGTGCCCCAGCCGCCGCCCCCGCCGAAGCGGCTTTCTGCCTCCCTGACCAAGCGAATGATGGCGGTTGAGAGGGCGAAAAACCCCGGCATGAAGATGAAGGACCGTGACCTGAAGGAAATGGTCAAGGACAAGTACGGCTACAAAAGGCCAAAGCTATGAACACCGCCCAAGACGTTGTCGATTACCTCCTGACGGCAACCGGCGGTGGGGCCCAAGACGGCGAGCATCGTGCAGTCCGGTCTGCGGTAATCCACGCCTGCCGGGAGGTTCACCAGACACGCGACTGGCTCTGGTACACGCGCAGCGAGTCGTTCCGTACCGTGCAAACCTCGACCACGGCCTACATTGCGCCGGGCATCCAGTACATCACGGTCGCCAGCCAAGAGGGGCTGGTTGTCGGCCGCATCGTGGCGCCGTCCAACATCAGCCTGTATTCGACAACCAGCCGTGTAGCGGCACTGCTTGCCAACAACGTCGTGCAGGTAAACCAGTCAGCCGTATCTACCGTGCCGTGTATTACCAAGGCGGCAAACACCACGTCCGGCTCGGCTGTCATTCAGTGCGCCAACAACACTGACTTCGACAAGATCGAGGTCAACGCCATCGTCAGCGTTGGCTCCGGCGGAACTGACACCAGCTTGTTTGCCCAGCCTCTGCGGGTCATTGCGAAGAACTCCGGCGCATCGACCATCACGCTGTCTGGCAACGCCACGGCAACGACCACTGGCACGTACTTCAACTTCGGCCTGCCGTACACGCTGCTGGCGCAGACGTTCTATGACCTCCCTGCCAACGTCAAGGACATCGACGCCTTGATGACAGAAACGGTTGGCACGATGCACTTCTACGTGTCGCCGCAGGAGTGGCAGCAGCTTCAGGTCAATACTCGCGGTGCCGGCGAGCCGTACTACTACACGATCATGCGGAGCGACACGAGTTCTGACCGTTACCAAATCCGCTTCGTTGGCGTGCCGACTGACGGCACGATTGTTTTTTACACGTACCGTTACTTGCCTGACGCCATCCGGCTGATGGGATACGAGCCGTCGTGCAGGCAGGGAACCGCCACTGTTTCGGCCAACTCCACGACAGTGACGCTTACCGGCACCACGCTGCCAGTAGACCTGTCGAACAGCGTCATTCGGTTTGGTACTGCCCTGACGGACGCGGACCCGCTTGGGGCCCTTAGTCCGTTTGTCTACGAGCGAAGAATTGTCTCCCGCACGGGCGACACGACGCTGACGGTGGACTCGCCCCTGCCGGCCATGACCAACGTCAAGTACGCGATTTCCAGCATCATCGACGCCAGCCCCACCATGTACACCGCGATTCTGTCGGCTACGGAGATGTGGTACGCACGGCTGGCCGGCAAGGACGCCGGGTCGGCAACCGCTCTGTTTAACCGCGACATGCGGCTGGCGATGGAGAACGATGTGGTTAGCCCGCTCAACGGCCGGATGTACATGCGGCACTATCCCACGCCCAGAACCATGGGATACCACTCGCCAATCATGCCGGACAGAGGGTAATCATGGGAAAGGCTTTGGTGCAGAATTGGGTCGGCTTGGGCACGGCTATCAGCCCGTATGTCCTGCCACCGGGGGCGACAGTCCGCCAGAGCAACCTTCAGATCAAGCGCCCCGGCGAGCTTCGCCAAAGGCCCGGCATGGACTCTGTCTACATGTCGGCGGACTACAGCGAAATCTTGGGCATGTACCGGGTCAGCAATGGCTCTGTCGCGCTCAATGATCTAATCGTTAGCGCACGCACGTCTGCAACTGCGAACACCCTCCGCTACCAGACGCCGACTGGGGTGGACGATAGCTGGTCTGTTACTCCCGCATACACAATCACCACCTCGTCTCTGGTCAGCCCGTCGTTTGCCGAAGACCGGCACGGGCGGATTTATGTGTTTCACGGCAACGGCGTGGACCCGCTGGTGGTGTCCAGAAAAACCAAGCTGGCAACCACGGCCGGGCTCGTCGCGCCGACGATTGCCCCGACAGTGACGCCATCTGGGAACGGTTACTTCATCGAGCGTGTCGATGTTCTGGAGGGCGGCGGTTCCTACTGGGCGGCTCCAGACATTGTGGTGACGGGCGGCGGTAGCCGTACTCGCGGTGCCAAGCTCAAGGCCATCGTCCAAGGCGGCTCTGTGGTTGCCGTTGATGTTGTGGACGGCGGCTCTGGATACCAGACAGCACCGACCCTTACCGTAGACGAGTCTGGCGTTAAGGGCGTTGGCTTTCGCGGCTACGGAGTGATTGGCGTAGACCCCGGCATCCAAGGGCTTGAGCCGGTATTCATCAGCAGCGCGTCAATCACCAACACCAGCACCAGCGTCTCCAGCGTCGGCCAGATCGAGAGCGTGCGTGTCGGCGCCACCGTCTCCGGCAATGGCATTCAGTCTGGCACCACAGTGCTTTCCCGCGACCCTGTTGCCCGCAGCCTCACGCTTTCGCTCGCCGCCCAAGCGACCAACGCCTCGGCGCAGCTTACGTTCAACGAGGGCGTTCGCACCGGCAGCACCGGCAGCACGTCGCACGGCCTTAGCCTAGACGTGTCGGCAACTACGATAGCGTACTCATTCACGTCTACTGTGACGCTGACCAACGGTCAGGCCGTAATCAGCAACGTCGCCAGCCTCTCGCGTTTGCTGGTCGGCGCCATCGTGATTGGCGGCACTGGCGTAGTAGTAGGCACCACGGTGACCGCGATCAACGCCGACACCGGCCAAGTCACGCTATCTGCGAACGCCACGTCGAGCGGCACGCAGACCCTGACGTTCATGCAGGGTGCTATCGCTACCTATGACGGCGTGAACGGGAAGTACACAGCCCTTATCCCGCTGACTGCCGGAACCAACGCCAGCACAAGCGTCCAGTCTGTGGGCGCTGGAGCGTCGGCGCTAGTCTCCTTTACCGTGCTGCTCGACACGCTGTCGCGGAACGTCAACATCGGCGGCTCGGCGGATTCAAGCTGGCCGCTGCAATATAGCTGGCTGGGGGCATCTGCCTCCACGCTAACCACAGCCAACGACTACTGGGTTAACACAGACGATTGCTCGCAAATCGCCACGAACACCACGATCACTTGGGCATACGCTCCTTATCAGTGGAAGAACAACAACTGGGATTTCTTTGCGTCATTCGCACCAAGTCCTCGCGTTAATTTCCACAGCCGCTGCCCAATCGCTGTAAAGCAATATCAGACTTCTGGGACGGGCGGCACCACATACACGCCGTTCACGGTTTACTCGGACCTGTACGCCTACGATTTCGGCTACATCTCGCTGCGGTACTTTACCGGCGGCAGGACGGAACTGGAGACGGCTTCAGACACCAGCGACAAGTGGGTGTGGGTAACGCTGCCTGTTGGCGTGTCGGTCGCGGGCGTGCCATACGTGGACGTGACGCTGACTCCGGCCAAGAAAACCAGCACAACCAACTACACCACGTACTCCAACTACACCCCTCCTGTTGTCCGCGTGTGGCTCACGTACTGCCCCGACAGTTGGGTCAGCGGAGTCAACGACAACCAGATCAACGTGGGGTGGCGGCGGACAGTGGGCTCTACACGTCCGGGCACCACCGGGAACTCCACGAACGCCGCGACTGTCACGACTGCCAAGGGGTGGTGGAGCGCTGGCGCTGCCGAAACCGGCGTGTCACGTCGCCCAATCGTCAACTTCCGGCAGGGACCGAACCTCGCTGACGGCGTGGGCCTCACGTCCCAAAGCGTGCAGGTGCTGAACACCGGCTCTGGCATGGAGCTTCAAACCTTCTTCGCCATACAGTTCGACCAAGTAAACGCCTCCCGGCTGTTTGAAGGCCCGAACTTTCGTGAAACCACTGCCGCGTCTAACTACACAGACAACTCCATTCTTCGTCCTTCGCCCGGCAATCCGGCAAGCATCGCCTATACGATCAACGACTTGGAGTTTGCGCCGGCTTCTCCGGCGTTTTCGGACGAGTGGAACCAGACGTTTAACACAGCCCGATTCAACAAGACGTTCAGCCAGTACAGGCAGCGACTGTACTTCTGGGCAGACAGCATCGACGCGGGGCAGCAAGGCCCGCCGGGCTTGGTGATGGGAACGCCATCGGTCACGGTGCCGGGCAGCAACTTCCTGACCGGAGACAGGGCGTCGTTTACCCTGCAACAGCGAAGCGACCTGACCTCGTCGGCAACTTTTAGCCCGAGCTACACATACACGTTCACCGCCCGGCAGATCACGCCTGCCGCCAGCACAAACTCCATCACGTCAGTAGTGGTGTCCAGTTCTGGGACCAACTACTACGGCACTCCCACGCTCACGTTTACTGGCGTTGGCTATGGGCTGGAGATGGACGCTGTCATATCCGGCGGTGCAATAACGCAAGTCAACGTGCTGAACGGTGGCTCTGGGTTCACCACATCGCCGGTGGTGACGGCAGTGGCCGAGAAAGCCAAGATCATCCCCGTCATGCGGCCGGCTATGCGTGGAGCGTACCGCTGCGCGTATCGCTACGCCGACTGGACCGAGACGGAGGTGGCCCAAACCACCATCACGACCGTGCAGGGCTCCACGTCTGCGACAGTTGCGAGCGCAGCGGAAATCGAGCCCGGCATCGTCATTCAGTCGAACAACACGCCATTCATGGCAAGGGTGGTGTCGAGGTCTGGAACCACCATCGTGCTGTCTGCTGCGGCCACAGCTACCGGCTCGACGCCGGCCATCGCCCGCGACATGACCAAGCCCATTTATTACTCCAACTTCTCCCCGATAACGGACATCAACACTCTTGATTTTGCCGCCAATCCACGCCCCACAACGCTGACGTGGAGCTTGGCTGGCGTGACTCCACCAAGCAGGGCAAATGTCGTGGAGTTCTTTCGGACAAGCGGCGACCAATCGCTGGTCTTCTATCGTCTGGAGCAATACGGGCAAGTCAGCGGAAACTCTGTCAGCATCGTTGGGTCAGACACGATGACGGACGAGGATTTATTCAATCCGAGCCGCCCTTTCTACGCCGCCCTGCCAGTAGTGTTGCCAAACGGTGGGCTCAATGCTTATCGATTTGGCGTGCCACGCGCTGACATGTCTGCCTGCGCGGCCTACGGCGACCGGCTTTGGTATGCCGTCAGCACCAGCGGCGAGTACGCAAACAGCATCTTCTTTTCCGAGTATGACGAGTTTGAATCGTGCCCCGCCGAGAACGAGGTGTCGATCCAGAACAACCAGAAAAGCACGGATTCGCTGACCGGGCTCATCCCGTTTGCCAGCTACCTGCTGTGCATGCAAAACGCGCACTGCTACGGGTTGTCCTACAACACCGACCCCGTCCTCGACTCCAGCATTCAGTTGTTGGCTCACCGAGGAATGCTGTCGCAGACGTGTCACGATTTGTTCGATGACGTTGTGTTCGCCATGGACGAGCGTGGCGTTTACAAGATGGACCGCTCCGGCAGTGTCGAAAGCCTGTCGGACAACATCCGCAATTACTTCGACAACAACCTCCTCGACCTGACGTACCGCAAGCGGTTCTTCCTGAAAGTCGATCAGAGGACGAGCATCCTCCGGGCGTTTGTTGTCACCAAGGATTCGGGAGCCTCGTCACCGAATGTCGCCCTCTGCTACCACATCAACTTGAAGGCGTGGTGGACCGAGTCGTGGCCGACTGGGCTGACGTGCGGGACCGACTACCGCAAGGCCGCAGGCGAGCAAGACCAGCCGGTGTACGGGTCTGTGGACGGCGACATCTACCGCGAGGGCGGGCTGCGGGATTATCCCTACCGATCCATCCGCAGCGTCACCGTCACGAGCGGCGGCAGCAACTACCAGTCGGCCCCGGCCGTCACCGCTTCTAGCGGCCAGCCGGGCTGCGGTGCCAAGTTCACGGCTATTCTGAAAGACGGTGCCGTAAGCGAGATTTTGATTGACGAGGCTGGATTCGGGTACGGGACACTGGCTGGCAGCACTTTGACCGACACTGTCAACCTCACTATCCAGCCCCCGACAAGCGGCACTACCGCTACCGCCACGGCGACGTGCAGTCCGCTGGCGCTGGGAACAGGCGCGTTTCCGCAGACTTCGGTGCCGTATGCCGTCCGAACCGGGGCCATGGAGTTGGTCAACGACGGGAACTCCAATTCCCGTGACGCTCTGATCGACCGCAGCGTGTCGGTGGTTTACCGGCCCACGGCCACAAACAGCACCCTGAATCTGCGGGAGTTTTTCAACAACTCCGCACAGCCTCGCGTCAATGCCATGCCGAGAGATCGGGGCACTGGGTTTGTCCACAGCACGACAGGGGCCCAAACCAGCCTCAACATGTCTGCTTCTCGCTCGCCGCTGGGGCAGGCCACCGGTGTGGCAAAGGCTCAGTTTGCCGGCCGGAATTACTCCGACATGGGTGGTGCAGACAGGCACGTAGCTGTTGAGCTATCCGGCAATGCCGTAGACGCCAACGCCACCGATCCGACTCCATCGGAGGTACTGCTGTACGCGATGGAGATCAACGGAGTCATCGAAAATGGCGGTTGACAACAACGCTCTTGTACAAGCGTTGACTGACGGCGGCATTACGCCAGCCGCCGCCAGAATTATTGCCAACGCTCTGGCGAACGCGAACACTCCCCAGTATGCGCGCACTAGGGACATCGCAGACGCAACACCCCGCGACCAACTCCGGCTCATAGACGCCGACACCCGGCGATACCTGCTGACGAATCTGGACTACTCCAGCGAGACTCCCTATCAGTCCAGCCTGCAATCAAATCCGGGCCAGTATGCGGGCGGGCCGGCGGACCATCCCTACAAAGACGCCCAGCCCGTGGCTCCCGTGCCGCCGCTTTCCCAGAACGCCGTGGCGGCTGGCGACTACATCAGCGTGGACAACGGGGTGCAAGACAGCGCTCAGGTTGCCACCGTCAGCCTGAAGCTCGGAGCGAAGACCGGCCCGCACATGCGGATCAACTCGGCCACAAAGGCGGTCGAGGCCGTGCCGATTGTTTTTAATTCTCCGCAAGGGCTGGTAACAGGCTCCATTTCCATAGACCCC